ATTTGCAAAACGTTGGAGTATCCAAAGATCACCACAAATTGGGCTCGTCATACATGGGCAAGCCTGGCAAGGAACAAAGCCGGAATTTCGAAAGCTGATATTGACTTTTGCCTTGGACACGTCAACAACGATTATAAAATGGCAGATATTTATATTGAGATTGATTACTCTATATATGACGAAGTTAACAGAAAGGTTTTGGACTTATTGAAATAAATAATTTCGGTATAAGTTGCAATTTTAAAAAAATGCTTTTATTATTGCACTGAGTTAAGCGAGTTGGACATGAACGAAAGTTCGTGCTCCGGCTTTTTTTATGCCAAATTTTCACTACTGTTCTTAACACTTTTCTTCGCAACGCAGGGCGTCAAAATCAGACGCTATGCAAATTACAGAGTATAATCAATTTTTACATAACAAGATTAAGATTGCACCGAAACAGGGGTTTGATTTGGATATTGATCTGATCAACACGAGACTGAAGCCACATAACAAGATCATGGTGAAGTGGCTGGTCGAAGGCGGTAGAAGGGCTTGTTTTGCCTCTTTTGGTTTGCATAAGACCGTTACACAACTGGAAGCGGTCAGAATAACCCTGGAAAAGACAGGAGGTGGGAAGGGGTTGATTGTTTGCCCTCTTAATATCCGGCAGGAATTTGTTCAAGATTCCCGGAATATTTTAGGATGGGAAGTCTTGCCAAAATTCATCAGGCGAAATTCAGAGCTTGAAGGAGATGGTATTTACCTGACCAATTACGAAAGCATTAGAGACGGGAAGTTGAACCCGTCATTATTCAATGTTGCCTCATTGGATGAAGCATCCATACTAAGAGGCTTGGGCGGTTCAAAGACATTCCGGGAGTTCATGCGATTGTTTACAGGAGACGGAGGGCCTATGGGTTGCCGTCGTGGAGAGGATCAGGTGAAATATCGTTTTGTTGCCACTGCTACCCCTTCCCCAAATGATTACATTGAATTATTGGCCTATGCTGATTTTCTCGGGGTAATGGATGTAAGTCAAGCTAAAACTAGGTTCTTTAAACGTGATTCAACCAAAGCTGACAAATTAACACTTCACGCTCACAAAGAAGAGGAATTTTGGCTATGGGTGAGCAGCTGGGCGATATTCGTCAATCGGCCATCCGATATAACCATGAACCCAGAAGATGACAAAGGCTACATTCTCCCTGAGTTGGATTTAAGGTGGCACGAAATTCCATCCGATCACACAAAAGCCGGTACCGGTAAAGACGGCCGTCAATTTAAGATGTTCAATGATGTTTCGGCTGGAGGACTGCAAGGAGCTGCAAAGGAAAAGCGGGAGAGCCTAAATGATCGGATTGCAAAGATGATGGAGCTTCGTGAAGAGGACATCAACGCACACCGTATAATCTGGCACGACTTAGAAAAAGAACGCCATGAAATTGAAAAGGCCATACTGGATGTAGTTTCAATTTACGGTTCTCAGGACTACGAAAAGCGCGAACAGGCAATTTTAGACTTTACCTATGGTCGGTTTCGAGAGCTTGCAGCAAAGCCGGTAATTGCAGGTTCAGGATGTAACTTTCAAAGGCATTGTTCTTGGGCAATATACCTCGGAATTGGTTTCAAGTTTAATGACTTTATTCAATCCGTTCACCGACTTCAACGATTTCTGCAAAAGAACAAGGTCAGGGTTGATCTGATCTACACAGAAGCCGAAAGGGGCGTTCGTAAATCTCTCGAAACAAAATGGAAGAATCACAACAAAATGGTGCAAAAAATGACAGAAATAATTAAAAAATATGGCCTCTCACATTCTGATATGTCAAAGGCACTTACCCGAAAGATCGGAGTTGAAAGAGTTGTTATTGAAGGTCGAAAGTTTCTGGTAATCAATAACGATAATGTAGAAGAATTGTCAAGTCACAACAAGATCAAAGATGATTCAGTTGGGTTGATATTGACTTCAATTCCTTTCTCAACACAGTATGAATACTCTCCAAATTATTCCGATTTCGGCCATTCAGAGAGTAATGAGGAATTTTTTAAACAAATGGACTTTCTAACACCTAATCTGTACAAAAAACTAATGCCTGGGCGAATAGCAGCTATTCATGTAAAGGATCGGATTGTCCCGATGGGATTGAGCGGCATGGGAGTTCAGACGGTTTATCCTTTTCACGCTGATTGCATCAGGCATTATATCAATCATGGTTTTGCTTTCATGGGAATGAAAACAATTGTCACAGATGTTGTACGTGAGAATAATCAAACCTACCGTTTAGGATGGACTGAACAATGTAAAGACGGTACTAAAATGGGAGTAGGTATGCCGGAGTATTTATTATACTTCCGTAAGCCGGCAACCGACACGGCAAACGCCTACGCTGACATTCCTGTCGTGAAGGAAAAGAAGACCATCAGGAAAGAAGGTACCGAAAACCCAAACGGATATTCCCGGGCTCGATGGCAGATGGATGCAGCTGGTTACACAAGATCTTCCGGTAACCGTGGAATGAAACCCGAAGAAATTCAAAAGATCGCATCCATGGAGCCTGATAAGATTTTCAAGTGGTTCCGAAAATACACTTTGAACGAGATTTGGGACTTTGAAGAGGTGGTGACCATTGCGGAAACACTGGAGCTTCATGGCAAGCTTCCATCCGGATTCATGTTGCTGCAACCTCAGAGCTGGTCTGATGAAGTCTGGACAGACATTACCCGAATGCTGACCTTGAACGGATCACAATGGAGCAAAGGAAAAGAGATGCATCTATGTCCTATGCAATTCGATATAGCTGATCGTGTGATCGAGCAGATGAGCAATCCCGGAGAAATAGTTTTGGATCCATTTATGGGTATTGGAACCACTCCTTACAGAGCTATTCTAAAAGGGCGAATAGGTTATGGAATAGAACTAGCTCCTGGTTATTTCCTTGACGGCGTTTCATATTGCCGAGGAGCTGAACAAAACGTGGATATGCCTACACTTTTTGATGCAATCGATAAAATAGCAATTTAAATATAATTCTAAAAATCAATTTAATATGAATGGACAAATTACAGTATCAAGAAATGAACTGCTGAATAAGCTGACAGCAGTGGGAAAGGTCGTAAGCAATAAAAGCTTAATACCTTGTCACGACAACTTTTTGTTTGAAATTAATGATGGAGTTTTATCGGTCACTGGTGCGGACAGAGAGGGTAATATTACTAAAACGATCGAGTGTGTTTCTCAGTCGATGGAAAATTGTAAGTTCCAAATCGAGCACAAGATAATGCTTGATGGTTTAAAGGTTCTCCCTGAACAACCGTTAATAATTGATGTAGAAATAAAAGGAAGCTCTGGAAATGCAACGTTGAAGCATGAAAGCGGAATCTACAGAATCCCAGTAATATCAAACGATGACTTTTCTGTTATTCAGCAAAAGGCAGGAGAAACGATTCGACCAATTACACTTGAAAGTCATGTTTTGGTTGATGGTATAAAAAAGGTTATCGGATTTGCAGGTCACGATGAATTGAGGCCTATCATGAATAGCGTGCTTATGGAGAGTAAGGAAGGTAAATTGACCTTTACTTCTACCAACTCCAATATGATGGGTATTTACGAAGTATTCAATACTGACTTAGATGATTTCAATATTGTTTTGCCGTTGAAGTTTGGTAAGATTATTTCCGAACTCGCAGATGGAATAGATACTATAGAATTACAAATAGGAAGTCGAAATTTGACGGCCATGTTTGGCGATACTAAAATAGTGTACCGTTTGATAGAAGGCAATTATCCAAACTTCAGAGCGGTAATTCCACGAGACAATGACAAGGAAGTTAAAGCAGATGTAAAGAGCTTTAATGGAGCATTGAAAAGGACATCCATTTTTGCCAATAAGAGCTCACTTCTTGTTAGCCTTTCGATTTCAGATCAAAACTTAACAGTAAGTGGAAAAGATGATGATTTCCAAATGTCAGCTCAAGAGCAAATGTCTGTTGAGTATTCGTCCACTGAATTAATTGAGATCGGTTTTAAGAGCGAGTTTCTACTCCAATGTCTAAATGCTATTGATACTCCAGAAGTTAGAATCACAATGCGAGAATCAAACACAGCTGCTCTTATTTCACCAGTTTACGATGAAGGAGATGAATATCACTCTCTTACAATCCTAATTATGCCAATGATGATTGCCGTTTAATCACTATAAAAATCAAATCATGAATCTATTTACAGAATTATCAAACATGCTTCCAGATGGTGTTGATTTAAGCTTAACCATTAGGAAGAAAGGCGCTGAAGTTACAGTCAGCTTGATGCCAAAATCTAAAAAAGTCGATGATCCAGCTCAGTTTAAAATTCAGCCCTTGATAATCACCGGCACTCCTGAAGAACTAGATAATGAATTCGTTGCTGCGATTAAGTCACCTCTTTCACAATCAACAGGACTATTAGCTAACATGGCTGAACATGAAAAATCAGTAAAAGAAGCCGCGGCCAATAGCAAGGCTGAAAAGGATAAAAAGGATAAGGAAAAGAAAGAGGCTGAAGCTCGACAGAAGAAAGAAAAAAAGCTGTTTGAAAAGGCCGATGAGCAGGAAAATGAAGAAGATTATCGCGGTGCAGTCAAAACATTAACTGCTGTTTTGGAAGTCACTTCAGACACTCAAAAAATCCAAACAAGGATTACTGAATTAAAAGAGAAGTTGAATCAAAATAGCCTATTTGGCGGGGAGTAATAATTATGGCACTAGATATTAAAAGTTTAACGCGAGTATTTAAATATGACGGCAATCAGCTGTCCGATCCAAATAAAAACTTCTCTCCTGATGAAGTGATGAACTTCTATTCGAATACCTATCCAGAGTTGACGACATCAACTGTTCATGGCCCGGAAATCGATGATGAAAAGGCAGTGTATGAGTTTAAAACCACAGTTGGAACGAAAGGATAATGAAGAAATGCAAATCGAAACGAAACATAGAAGAATTTCACCGGGCTTTAGGGCGAGTATTCTTGCAAGAAAAAAACAGGTCACAGATACAACACGGAGTCAGAGAACGTCAAAAGAGGCGTTCTCCTCCGGCTGTAGTATTGGATCCAGTATTCTGAATGAAACTTTCAATTCAATCATTCATTCGTCGAGCGAAAGAGTTAGGATGTTCCGTGAACACAACCTTAAATTGGAAGACAGTGTAAAATACCTGTTCAATTCAGCAAAAAACTATTGTCAGTTGCTGAATAAGGATTTTAAAACCACACTTACCGGAAATCATTATACTGACATTTTCAGGATCTATCAAGAACTAGATGCTTCGATTCCATCTACGCACGAACTGAATATTGATGCTTGCGAAGGAGATGGAGGACATTTATTTTTTACTGTTTATGCTACATCCAAATTTCCGGATCAGTTTGTATTTCTGCCTTTGAAATTTATCGACCATATGTCTTCTACAATGGCTGGGATATTCAAAGAGTTTGTGGCTTTATTTTCTCAATCTCAGTATATCAATGTGCCTGGAGATAACGAAGACTATGATTATATAGTTGAATGTTGGCTCCCCGAGGAATTATACAATGATGAACTCGATGAACAGTGCAAGGATTTAGCTAAAGAGTACACAGACGGGAGAATACCAGAGTTGTTCAGAGAGATAAACAATATTGAAGTCGATTCAAAACGACTCCTTGAGAAGTGTATGACTCCCAATAAATCATTAAATAACAAGGATAAAGAGCTTCTATCAGTAATCGTTAGTGGCATTTCATTAATGGAAAACAATTCTCTTGGGAGATTTGACTATTCGGAGGATAGAGACTCTTTAGGTGAATTTGAATATGACGGTAGGGCTATGGTTGAGTTTGACCGTACCCTTGCGGTGCTTTGGGATGATGATGATTTCATCGGCCAAAATTTACAGGAATTCATCAATTGTGACATTGGAGAGTTCGGGTGTAGTGGTCCAACTCAATATATTATCCTTTCTCCGGAGACAAAAGAAACCCTGTCAGTATCAGAATATCCTATGCAGTTTCATAAATGGTTTTGTGAATTATATGAAAAATTAGAAGCTTATGAACAGCATAACTGAAAAACTAACAGCCAATGTCGAGCCTAAAATGGCGATTATTGTCTATGAAGGTGTTGGTGATTACTACCTTGAACGTCGGGATATCATCAATGGAAAGATGACAGCTGGAGTTCCATTGACAGAGGATTGCCTGAGCGATATATCAGAAGTGATTTCACATACATCTGTGAAAATGATTCATGGCCTTATCCCATCTTATATGCTTTACGCTGATCCAAGGCCTGGTAATGAAAAATACATCTGGTACCGGAAGCCTGAAAAACGACAGATGTACTTTACTAAGGCATTAAATATTCCAAATGGAGAGATCAAGCTCCCGGGTCTTGTGTACATGGTCGAAGGTAAAACTCTATCTGTATTTGCAGTAAAAAGTAAGGCCAGGGTGGGAATGAGCACTAGACTGTATTCTGCTCCATTCTTCAACGTTAGTAACAACGCGAAAGTCTGCATGGGAAATGCAAAAATGAAATGGCCGGAAGAGCTTACTTATGATAGAATTATCCAGTACTGGGAAGATAAATTTTGGCTTTCTGAATTCGATCATATCTTGGGTAGTAACCCAATAAAAGGAAATCTAAGCACCATTACCAAGCGCTGTATTAAAACCGGTTGTGACTTCCCATTGGACGAGTTAAAGCCATTGGAAAAATTAACCCTCAAATCTCTATTGAAATGAAAAGAGTGCACTACACAGACAAATACCTTCTCAATCCGTCACACCCTGTGACAGTCAATCTGATCGGTGTTGGTGGTACCGGAAGTCAGGTGTTGACAGCATTGGCCAGAATTGATCACGCACTATACAAATTAGGGCACCCCGGATTACACGTGAGAGCGTATGATCCGGATATTGTTGCTGAGAGTAATCTTGGTCGTCAGCTTTTTAGTGAATCTGATCTAGGCGTAAATAAAGCCGATGTTTTCGTAACCCGTGTCAATAGGTTCTTTGGTCTATCCTGGGAAGCAATTCCGGAGAAAGCTCAGTTGAACGATTCTATCTGTCACGAGTTGGCCAATATCACAATCACCTGCGTCGATACTCTTCAGTCCAGAATTGATCTGTATCAAGCGTTAAACGAATCAAATACCCATCAAAGCACCGAAAACAGACCTATATACTGGATGGACTTTGGGAACACTCAAAAGACCGGACAGGTTGTTCTTGGCTCTATAAGACAAATTAAGCAGCCAAATATTCAAGATGTCGAAACAGTTTCAACGCTCAAGACTATTGGAGAGCTTCATGATCTTTCAAATGTGAAGGATAAAGATTCTGGGCCCAGCTGCTCTCTGGCTGAAGCTTTAACCAAACAAGATCTGTTCATTAACTCAACCTTGGCGCAAATTGGGTGTGCAATCCTCTGGAAGCTTCTTAGCTCCGGTTCCATTGATCACCATGGGGCATATTTAAACTTAGAATCTATGAATGTAAATGCAATTAAGGTATGAGTAAAAAGACCTCATACTTCAGTCACGATAGTAACGCTCGCAATGATGAGAAGATTCTCGCCATGCGGATGAGACACGGTGCTGAAGGGTATGGAGTTTATTTCATGCTGATTGAACGTCTTCGCGATGAAGCCGATTATACGAGCGTCAAAGATTACAATATGATAGCTTTTGACCTTCGTGTTAGTGCTGAAAAGGTTAAATCTGTTGTCCAGGACTTCGGGCTATTTTCATTTACCGATGACGGTAAGCGATTCTACTCCGAAAGCTTCATGGAAAGGATGAAATTGAAAGATGAAAAAACCAAAAGACGTTCAGACGCTGGAAAAAAAGGGATGGAAAAACGGTGGAATGGTAAAAAAGATAACAATGTTACAAAAACGGATAGCAATGTTATAACAAAAGACAAAATTCCGATAACAAGTAAAGTAAAGGAAAGTAAAGTAAAGAATAATACCCCCTTACCCCCCAAGGGGGAACCTGATGGTGGTGATGTTTCTTGGAAGAAAGATATCAAAATCTATTTGAAAGAATTACGAATTGCTTATCGGAAGTTGATTGAAGATCCTGAGTATATCCGGACACAGGAAAAATTTCACCCGAATGTAGACATCAAACTTTCACTTGAAAAAGCTTGCACTAATTTTTGGGCGACTGATGCCGGGTGGACGCACAAAAAGAAAAAGCGATCCAAGGACATTAATTGGAAAACCACGCTGACCAATGCGATCGACATGAATAAGGTTTATAAGCCAAAAGATGGTGAGGTTACAGCAAGTAAAGAACCCTACAAACCAGACAAATGGTAGACAAGAAAAATAATAGAAATCAACGCGATAAAACAGAGGATATAAATTCCAAATACGGGAAATTGCCTCCTCAGGCTATTGATGTTGAAGAGGCTGTTTTGGGCGCCTTGATGTTAGAGCGTGATGCTTACCAAATTGTTTCAGCTATTGTTGATACCGAGAGTTTCTATAAGCAAGAGCACCGTAAGATATTTGAAGCAATAAAATACCTTTCCACACATGAGAAACCTGTCGATCTGATGATGGTGACTCAGCAACTGAAAGATATTGAAACACTGGACGCAGTGGGAGGTCCACTTTATATTACGCAGTTGACAAGTCGGGTGGCCTCGGCAGCTCATATCGAATTTCACGCACGTATCATTGCTCAGAAATATATTCAACGTGAATTGATTCGGGTGTCTTCTGAAATCCAGACCAGCGCATATGATGATAATATCGACATTGAAGATTTACTATCGGAAGCGAGAGGTAAGCTGAGTGATATCGACAATTTTATGGCTGGTAGCAACCCGGGCAAAACAACAAAAATAGTTGCAAAAGAGGCCGTTGATGAGCTTGAGGCAGATGTTGAAGCGTTCAAAAATGGATTGTCTCCTGGTATTACGACCGGAATCCCCACATTGGATGCTGCCACCGGAGGCTGGAGGGATACAAATCTTATCACCATAGCTGCCCGCCCTGGCGTTGGGAAAACGTCGTTTGCATTGCACCTGGCAGTTACAGCTGCAAGGCAAGGCAAGTGGGTTAATTTTTACGGATTAGAAATGAAAAGTTCAGATCTATTCAGGATTCTACTATCAGGTGAAACTGATATCGATCGCTCCGATATCAGGGATGGAAGGATTGAGGAACCAGATTGGGCAAAGATCAATATTGCTGTTGGGGAACTAGAAACGCTACCTATTCTTTGGAATGATAACCCAGATATGAATATCAATCAAATTGTTGCAAATACACGTCGAAACAGAAAAGCCGGTAAGTGTGATATGATCATTATTGATTATTTGCAGCTTGCAGCTCCATCCGATAAAAAGGCTATCAGGGAGCAACAAATAGCAGATATTACCAGAAAGTTGAAGCAGGCAGCTTTGCGTGAAGAGATACCAATTCTCGAACTATCGCAATTGAATAGAGACATTGATAAACGAACAGACAAAGAGCCTAATCTTTCTGATTTACGAGAATCCGGAGCAATCGAACAGGATTCAGACGTGGTTATTTTCCTTTATGAAATTTCTGGTGAGATTAAACTGAAGATATCAAAAAACAGAAGAGGCAAAAAAGGTCATCCGGAATTCTGGGCAAACTCAGAAAAGACCAAGTTTTCAGATAAGAACCCAGCTGAAGAATTACCTTTTGATCTTGTGCCAGCAAATGAAGATTTTTCAAACGGTAAAGATGATCAACCCTTTTAAAATAGAACCATGATAACAGCCAAATCAACATTTGAGGAAATATTCGGCGATTATTCAAACGCCTATACTGAAGAAGAAAGAAAAGAACGATGGGAGCAGTGGAAAAAAGCCAACTCGCAAAGCACTGTGAAGTACTGGATAGACACGCAAGCATGTCATGGATGTATCCATTTGGATTTGGACAATGCCTGGTGTAAGGATTTTGGCCTTCCATGTACCGTTAATCCGATGTTCGGCTTCAGCATGCTTGGGATGGCCTGTGGAGGATGTGGATTGGAAAAACAACAGATGGAATTATTCTCAGCTGATCTATTTTAATATATGGACAAAGAAATTACCAGATACATCGAACATCGATACGCCAGGTGGCTCGATTATTCTCTTTTCCATTGCACGCAGGCTGGGATATCTGATGAGGCCAGTGACGTTCTTAATGAGGTGGTTTTGTATCTTCTTGAGAAGAATGAATGCAAGCTACTGACGCTCTATAACACTAAAAAAGGACAATATCGCGAACTCGATTTTTATGTGCTTCGGATGATCAAGTTGAACATCTACTCTCCGACATCTCCTTACCAGAATCGATATAAGCCTATCCCAAAAGAAGAGGTTGAGCTTTCTTGTATTAAGCTTGTTGATTTTGATGATGATGATGATGATGATGACAAACCGGCTAGAATATTTGATCAAATAAATCAGGTCAGGACTATTGCCGATGAATTGAACCTTTCTGATAAGGCTAAGCGGATATTTAAACACCGGTTTATACTTGGGTTGCCTTTAAGTGAGTGGGATGGTCCGGAACAGAAGAAAGAGCTTTATGAAACCTATAACAAGGTTGTAAACCTGATTAAGCAAAAATTGAACGGGAAGACATTGATATGATAGAAATGCAAACGTTATTTGCATTTTGGTAGCCCATAATTGACCGTATTTCAATTTTTATCTCAAAGATGACAAAACTATCATGCGCAAAATTTAAGTGGCTAAAAACAGCCTTAAAATCAATTTTGCAAATTAGCCTAAAGAGGTAATTATTAATTTTGCTCTATCAAATTTTAATAAAGCACTTGATAGAGCAAATAATCTGCCCTGTCAAATTTTAACAAAGCACGGTACAAAGCATAGTATAAAGCACATGATAAAGCATTAGTAGTATAAATAAACAAAGAACAATAAACATATATGTAGCTGAAAATTTTTATATTCAAGGCTTTAATCTTTAACCCTTGAATATAGTTATGAGTGAAAATTTAAAAAAAATCAATGTAGATTATTCTGGAAGCCTAGTTAAAACAACAAAAGTTATTGGTTGGCTGTTTTTCGTCTTTGGTGTTATTGGCGACTTATTCTTTATTTTTAGTACCGAAAGTTGGCACAGGGATGAAATCGTTTTAGACGCTTTTAAAATACTTATTATGAGTATTCTGTGGTTGTTGATGTTTCTGGTGGTATCTAAGGCGCTGGAACATCTTCTGTTTATGAGAAAAATAGCAGAGCAGAAATCCGAGCACGAAGGATATGAGATTAAAAAAGTAAACGACGACTATTGATGTACTTGCCTTCATTAATAGGCACATACATCTAACCTTTTTTATCAACCTTTAGTTTAACCCCACAATTGGGGCAAGTGAAATCAAAATCGCTTGCCCCTTCTTTCGTTGGCTCAAACAAATCTCGGATATCTACATCCAAAACATTCGCTATCTCTATTAATACTTCCTGTCTCGGGAATGTTTTTCCGCTGACAATTGCTGACATCCCAGTTGTTGAAATTCCTACTTTTCCTGCTAAATCCTTTCCTGTCACACCTTTGTCCTGTAACAGTTCTTTTAATCTTAGTACTCCCATATTTTAAAATTTTATGAAGCAAATATACTAAAATTTAGGTTTAAGTTGAATAAAAATAAAAATAATTTAGGTTTTGCTTGTATGGTATTTAGGTTCTGCTTATATTTGTTGTATAATAATTCAGTTAATACTTGAATCATGAAAGACATACTCACATCAGAATTCCCAGAACGAAGCGGCAAAAATTTAAATGCAGCCAAAATGCGGATAGTAAACGAAGAAGGTTTACAAGAGTATTTAAACTCGTACGAGTGCTATTTAAACACCCAATGGTTAAGACACCACGAAATTCAGAAAGAAATGAATCGGGTACGCTGGAGCACCATTTACGAAATGCAGAAGAATTATAAATACAACTAAAAATAAATACCATGTTAACAGATGCAGAAATTAAAGAATTTACAAAACGTTCGGGCCCAGATGCATTAGTAAGAATGCTAAACAGTAGCAAAGATGATCTTATACGCTTGCTTTATAGCGAGATAAATTTAAAAAATAAGGCTTATTTCTATCTGGTAGATAAGGGGTTAATGTCTGAGTTTAGTAGCTACAAGCCTGAATTCTCAGAAAACTGAAAGCGGTTTATATTTTAATCCTGAAACGTTTCAACCCGTGGAATGGACGCCCGGTAAAAAAAGAATTTAAGCGGAAAGGAGTAAGAAGCTGTCGTCCATATTAGGCTTCCGAAACTTTACCGCTTTTTTTATTCACCTAAATTAAAAATCATGAATGAAATTATTAAAATAAAACAACACCAAGGCCGGCAGCTTGTAGATGCACGTGAACTTCACGAGTTTTTGGAAGTACAAACACGGTTCAACGATTGGGTTATAAATCGAATCGATAAGTTTGGGTTCGAAGAAAATCAGGACTTTATATGTTTTACTGAAAATTTAGTAAAACCCCAAGGAGGTAGACCCTCTAAAGAATACGGCCTCACCCTAGATATGGCCAAAGAATTATGCATGGTTGAGAATAATGATAAAGGACGTCAGGCTCGGAGGTACTTTATTGACATGGAAATGAAGGCCAAGGCAATTTCAGCTAAAGAGGTTGATTTCTCAGACCCTACAACTGTTCTAAGACTTGCCCAGAACTGGAAGGAAGAACAGGAAAAACGCATTGAAGCCGAAGAGAAAGCACTCGTTTTAGCGGAACATAACCGTAAAATGAAACCCAAAGCTTTATTTGCAGATGCAGTTGCTACCAGCGATAGAAGCTGCTTGGTTGGAGAACTAGCAAAAGTTTTAAAGCAAAATGGCATTGATATGGGGCAAAATCGTATGTTTAAGTGGCTTCGGGCAAAGGGATATCTTGGATCAAGAGGCGAATATTACAACCAGCCAACACAAAAAGCAATGGAATTAGGTTTATTTGAAATGAAAAAAACCACGATCAATAAACCAGATGGTACTGTGTTGATTAGTACAACATCGAAAGTGACCGGAAAAGGTCAGATATATTTTGTGAATAAGTTTTTAAATTCACAAAAATTGGCCTAGAGCTATTAATAGTGGCAAAGAGACGGGTGGGTGTTACTATAAAAATATTTCGTCGTTTTATATTTTAAAGCATGGCCATAGTTAAATTAACACCTAAACAAGAGGCTTTTTGTCATAAATACATTGAGGCCGGTAATGCATCTGAAGCTTATCGTCATGCTTATTCATGCGCCAAAATGAAACCTAACACGATAAAGCGAAAAGCAAAAGAACTAATCGATCATAATAAGATTTCGGCAACTATACGGCTACTGCGTTCTGAATTAAAAAAAAACTCTGATATACGAAAAGAGGACATTTTAGAAGAACTTTCATGTGTCGCATTTTCTGACATTCGGGATTACGTTGATTTTGATGGAACAAAAATAACATTCAAGGATTTTAGTAAGCTAACTGACAAGCAAGCAAAGGCTATTGAGGGCATTAAACAGAATGCTCACGGGATTGAATTAAAGTTACACGGCAAATCCTGGACAATTGAGAGGATTTGTAAAATGCTTGGCTACGATGAGCCAGATCAGCTTCAAGTATCAGAAAAAGGGTCTGTTCCAATCACTGCCTGGCTGAAGAAAAACAAATCACCCAACTCAGATGAAGAATGATAGAAGTTCAACCGGTCTACGAACCTCTGTATGAGAACAAGGATAAATTCATCATACTTGTAACCGGGGGCCGTGGTTCCGGGAAGTCGTTTAATGCCTCTACTTTTCTGGAAAGACTTTCATTTGAAGAACTACATAAAATTCTATTCTCAAGGTATACGCTTACTTCTGCCGAGGTTTCTATTATTCCCGAATTTAATGAGAAGATAATTCTAGACGGAGCCGAGGAACATTTTGCAATTAACAAAAAAGACATTGTAAATAAATTCTCAGGCAGCGAGATCATGTTCCGGGGAATAAAAACATCTTCCGGGAACCAAACCGCGAATCTTAAATCGATACAGGGATTAACAACATTTGTTGTAGATGAAGGTGAGGAATGGGTTAATGAAGAGGACTATGATAAGATAGTTCTATCCATTCGTAAGAAAGGTATCCAGAACCGGGTGGTTATTATTATGAACCCGTCAGATGTTAACCACTTCATTTATGAAAAATATCTCAAGGACACGCATAAGATTGTTGAGATTGATGGAGTTGAAGTCCAGGTAAGTACTCACCCGAATGTCTTGCATATTCATACAACCTACTTCGACAATGAAGAACACTTATCAGAAGAGTTCAAATCAGAAGTTAAGCAGATTCGAGACAAAGCCATTAAAGATTCTACAAAAGCCGATGGCACTATTGATAAGCACAAGTTCAACAAATCGAAGTATGCTCAAAAGATTATTGGTAGATGGGCCGAGAATAGCGAAGGAGTAATATTCACTTCTTATGAAATAGTACCATGCATTCCGGACTGGGTTAAAAAGCGTGGTTTGGGTATGGATTTTGGATTCACAATCGACCCTACAGCTATTATAGAATGTGCTTACGATCCTCTGAATAATGACCTGTATGTTGATGAGCTAGCCTATCGCACACAGATGTTAGGCAAGGACATTATTAAGGAACTGAAGCCACATAACCACTTTAAGGTTATATCTGAAAGCGCCGATCCTAGGTTGATAACTGAAATTCGAAATGGTGGTATTAAAATACATCCTGTAGACAAGCCCAAAGGTTCGGTAAAAGCCGGTATTGATAAGATGCTTGAGTTAAATCTTAAGATAACCGAAAACTCAAACAACATACTTAAGGAGCGTAAACATTACACATGGGATACTGATAAAGATGGAAAGTACATAAATGAACCAATTGATGACTGGAACCACGCTATGGATGCTATCCGATATTGGGTTTGGTACAATATATTGGGACGAACTGGTAAAAAGAAAAAACGTCAAGTGGCAAAGTCTACAGGTGCACGTTAAATTCTATCCCGATGTCTTTCATTAATTATACCAATAGCGTAAATTGCATTCTGTTTAATTAAAAATCAAATTTTATGGAATACAGTTATGTTTGGGAAAAGTTCTTTGGCGCGATGATGTCATTGGTAGGTGAATTACCATTAAGGGCTCGTTTGGAATATGCAGCACAGTCTATCATTGCGCTGAAACATCAAACAATCCCTGAGGATGTAAAGGATGATGTTATGTCATTAATCGAAGATTTAACAAGTGGGAATCCTGATGGGGAAGAAGGTAAAATACATGCAACAATTAAGCGAATGTCAGATGAAGAAGCAAGAGATACTGCTAAGCGTATTTTAGGCTATTATGACAAGATCGCTAGACATCGAAGACCCCATTAGAAACGCATTGTACCAAAAGAAATAGGCCTCACTTTAGTGGGGCTTTTATATTTTAATAACTATTTGAAATCTCTTATATTTTAAGAGAAAGAATATGCCGGATATATATTCTATTCTCGAAAATGAAGACTTCAATCAGGTTGTTACTGAGTTGTGTGTTGATACGATAGAAGGACGGGAGCCTCGCGAATATCTTGACGAATACAAAGGTGAACGGACCAGGAGAACTACTTCTGTTGGTTGGCGGGAGCCGAAAAAAATGGAGGTATTCTCTGACACACTTACTGATAAGGATGGTAATGCTTTAAAGCTTGAAGATAAGGTTGTTGAAGTAGCTAAGATTATCACCAACTTTCCCAAGAAGATAGTTCGTACCTCTGTGGCATTCATGTTTGGAGGTCGAATGCACATCAACGCAGATGATCTCAATGATGGCGTGGAAGAATTCAAGGAGCTATGGGAAAAGAAACTAAAAATGCACTCCTTGTTAAAACAGTTTGCCAGGACTGTTCTCTCCGAAACAAAAGCAGCTATTGTCTTTTATCCAAGAGCATCAGTGCATTGGTCTGGAACAAAAACAATAACGCTTAGTGCTAAACTCCTCAAGCTCCCCGAACAGCAAGATATTGAGTCTGATTTCTTCCCTCACTTCGATGACAATGAGGACATGGATGGTTTTATTCATAAAACCCAAATCCGAATTGATAATATCCTTAGAGATAAGATTGTCATTTGGACCAGGGAAAAGATGATAATAGCTTTGAAAAGCTATTCAGATTGGCAAATCACTGAATCTGTAAATCCGTTTGGATTAATACCTGTTGTCTATGCCGATATCCTTGCTCCGGAATGGGATGAAGTTGCCCCGGTAATGGATGCCCGGGAAATGAGACTTTCAAGAACAGCTGATACCAATGATTATTTTGCTGAGCCGATTATGAAGGTGTTCGGTGAATCTAATTTGCCAAGCAAGGGGACGGTGGGAAAAGAATTACAATTCCCGGTTGAATATGATGAGGACACAGGCAAACCGATTCATGGTGATGCTGATTTTCTAGACTGGCAACAATCTATTGATTCAGTTAAGAAAGAGCTTGAGGAGACTAAGAACGAGCTGTTCAGTGGTTCTTCAACTCCCGACCTTTCATTTGATAACTTAAAAGGTATGGGTAATCTATCCGGTGTTGCCCGTAGATTCATGACGCTTGATGCTCAAATTAAGGCATCTGAGAACTTAGAAACCTTTGAGCCGGCAGTACAACGATGCGTTTCAGTTGTTATGGCCGGAATCTCAAACATCACAAATATCAAGTACAGAAGCCAGCTTGTTAACAATTGGATATCAGTAACCTTCGATTCTATTCTTCCTAAAGATCCTGTTGAAGACGCTCATGTGCTCAATATCGCAGGTGGCGGCAAGGCTTTCAACTCTCGAGAAACAATTGTTGCTAAGTCACCACTTACTGCCGCAGGTGATGTTGAAGATGAGATCAAAAGAATAGAGGAAGATGAAAAGAAGGAATCTGATCGGAATAATCAGATTGGATTGAATGCATTTGGAGGAGAGTAGTAACTAAAGCAAAAATATTATGAATAAAGGATTTGTATCATCAGAAATGGCCGCAGGGCGCATATCGTCTCATAAAAAAATTACAGACCTGACAAATGGTTTTAAGTTGGAAAATGGAACACATTTTACTCTGTTTATTGTACCGAAGGCAAATGTAACGGCCGGAGTAATTGGCGTTCCGGATAATGCCGGTTTGATGGTCGATTGCAAGTTATATCAGGACGATGATAGTTCTGATTTTCCAGTACTATTTAATCAATGGACCGAAGCCGCTATTCAAGAGATATCAGCGGACGCAATCGACTTGACTACTTATGATGTCTACTGGGGAGCTCCTGTTAATGTTCAAGAATCATAAGCTATGAGATTAGGACTGAATATAGGAATTGGGAAGGTTCGAAAAGCGGCAGTGTTGAACTACCAACTTCCAATTTTGCCAGCATATGCAGCAGTGCTGGAAGCAATGACCGTTAAGCCTTCTGAATCTGATCAAGTTGCACAAAATAAAATGATGTCTGGTTTGGATAGTTTAAATGTTTTATCCAGATGTGAATTTGTGGATGTTTGGGCTACGCACGATAGGCAATCAGCAAAACTAAATTGGGTAAACCCAGGTACATTCGATCCTACCGAAGTAAATACTCCTGTATTCGATGCTTATGAGGGGTTCAAAGGTGTTTCGGCAACTAACTCATGTTTGAAATTAAATTTTAATCCTTCAACACAGGCTACGAAAGTTGGGCAAGATGACGCTTGCGCTATCATTGGAGTTGGGGATGATTTAGATGAAGAAAATGCTGTAGATTTTGGCTCTACACGATTCAGAATTAATGCAAAAAAGACTTCAGTAAATGGTTATGAGACAAGCTTGTCAGAGTTCTATACAAATGGTAATTGGAACTCAAACACAAAAAAACATTATGCTATTTCTAGAAACAATGGTGCTAATTATGATATTTATATAAATCGTTCTAAGTTTAATGTAGAGCACGCTACAAATACAGTCAGTTCTGGACTTGGAACAGACATGTATGCTTGTGCGTTTGGATATCTAGGTAGCCCGTCAAATTATAACAATAAGCATTTGCGGTATGCAATAGTCTGTAGTTATTTAACGCCAGCTGAGGTTCGTGCTGTGATGGACATAATGGAAGAGTATTTGCAAGCTGTTGGAACAGGTTTAGTAGCAACTCCTCGAATTAACTTAGCAATAGAGGGACATTCTTTTATGACCATCAGCAATTCTTATACTAGGATAGGACATAAAATAGCTGATTCTCTTAATATTGTTCAAAATAACAATAACGCCGTCAATGGTAGCACAATAGCAGGGGCTGTTTCGCGCTCGGCTGCACTTGATGCTATGCTTGATGCTAGTCACGATAACTATTTGGTTGTGTGGCTGGGCGTAAACGAGATTGACAACACAGTTGGTAGCGGACAAGCGGCATACGATGCACTTAAACCTTATATCCAAGCTCGTTTAACGGCAGGTTGGGATAAAATCTTAGTATATACATGCACCCCAGCAACTCTTAGTGGACGTGGTGCTGGAAGTCAGTTTGAAACAGTTGAACGCCATATCTTCAATGATAATTTACGGGATGATTTATCATTGCTTAATGGGGTTTATATTTTAGACACAGACACTGTTTCAGAGTTAGACGATCCTACAAACACAACCTATTATTCAGATGGATTGCATCTTACTCCTGATGGGGGAGATTTAGTTTCCGCCCAATTGGCTTTAGGCAAAATAAATCTACTGAACGTCTAATTGAAATAGTTTTCATTTGGGGCTTGTTGAACTATTCTATTTTTTTTAAAACTAAAAATAATAATTTGAGGTGTGGTGTTGAACGATGTTGTTGATTAGAGCAGAATGATGAAGGGACGAACACACCTCAATTTATAAAAACTAGAAATTAGCATGAAAAAACTCTTGTTCACATTGATATTGATTACTACTTCGGCTGTATGCTTTTCGCAGTCGTATGATTTTCGAGGAGGAAATAATGAAAATGTATATGCAGAGTTTTACTCGATAAAAACAGGCCGAGTGTATACTACAGATGTGTTTTTATTGAATTTGTTTGACAATGCAACACTGGTCGAAGGCAAGGATACTTTAGAATCAGCTGCAAATGGATTTCAGATCCGTTTGAATTTTTTCTCTTATAAAAAGAACGGGATACAGATTGCGAATATTCAAGGGGATTTAATTTCTGTTAATGATTCCGGAATTATACGCATCAAGATGTGGGATAACAAGCTTTATGGATATTGCAAGGTCAATGAAGTTTTTGCATTTGCAGGATCACTTACAGTCAATCTAAAAGGCGTTAAAAACGTGCCTCAGCGAAAGAAATTACTATTTAAAGATTCATCCCGCAAACGAATGTGGGATAATCCGTGGTTAGGAAAATAAGCACACACGTTCAATTTCACGATAAAGTAGTACGGAGACCGGGGGTGTTGACCCCCGGTTGTTCGTGCTGCTAAGTAAAAAAGAGTAAAATGAAAACAACAGCATTACAAGATCATCAAGGTAAAACAAGTATAAGTCGGTTAATAGCCGTGGTTGTTATTTTTTCAGCTTTGGTAGTGGTGTTCGCTATGGTCTTTTTTTGCTTTATCCACGCAGACAAAGCAGTCGGTATACTTGGGGTTACTGGCGGATTATTTACAACGATATCAGGTCCTACATTCTTCTTTCTATACAACCAAAAGAAGCTTGAAAAATGAAATCAAGCCTATCATTCCATGAACGTAAACACTTGGAGAAGCTCCTCCAGCAACAATCAAGCATCAAATATATATTCGATGCTTTTGTTCGTAGAATTGGGGTGCACATGACCGGATGGTCTGATTCGGGCAGTGAAGGTGTTTGGATAAGGAATGCTAATGTTGAAAAAGCAATTGAAGAAGAGCTTTCTCAATTGCGCGATGATATTATTGAAAACGTAAATAGATTTTCTTCGGACGCATGGAACAGAAGTAATGTCAAAGCTGATGATCTCGTAACTTCATTCATTAAGGACTTATCCATTGGAGAGGTAGCAAGGAAGGGTATGTTTGCCAGAAATGAAGAGGTGCTTAAAACCTTTCTAAATCGGAAGGTTGAAGGATTAAGCCTTTCTGATCGAATCTGGAATATCACTGGAACTGCAAAAGATAACATTGAACATTATCTTTCTTCAGGATTATCAACCGGTCGGCCAGCAACATTAATTAGTCAGGATGTAAGGCAGCTTTTGAAAGAGCCTGACAGAAGATTCCACAGAATAAGGAATGCAGATGGTAAGCTCGTTCCTTCTGCTCCTATGGAAGCATACAAGCCGGGGCGGGGAATTTACCGATCGAGTTACAAAAACGCCTTGCGACTTGCTGTAACCAATACTAACGAAATATATCGCATTACTGATCATGAACGGTGGCAAAACATGCCATTTATTAAGGGGGTAGATATACGCCGATCTCCATCAAATAGAGGAGCATGTCCTATCTGTGATGCAATGGTTGGTAAATACCCTAAAAGCTTCCTTTTTAAAGGTTGGCACCCCTGGTGTATCTGTATCGCCACTCCAATTTTGATGGAGGAAGATGCATTTATCGATTCGCTTGTTAATGATGATTTTTCTTCAGCACAATATATTCAGGACATACCAAAAGGACCGAGGAGCTATCTCGAGGATATGCTTGCAAAGAAAAACGTTTCAACAAAGTCATATCTGTTTGTTGACAATGCTAAGTATTTCGATAATGCAATACCCATCAAGGGTAACGGTTCTCTCAATATTCTTCATGGTGTGGACAAATCATCTCCGGATTACAATAGCGTGTTAAAAGCATGTAAAGGGTTTTCCGAGTCAGGTAGGTCTGTTGAGATACTACCGCGAGTCCATCCGAAAGATAAACGGTACCAGCAAATATTTGGAAAATTAAATGGTACAAAGTATCAAGGTAAAAGCCCTGACTTCACCGTTGATGGGAAATTTTTTGAGCACGAAGGCTTTAGAACTAAGAATCCCAAAAGGAACTACAGTAACATGATGAATCGAGGATTAAAGCAAAGTTCACGGATAGTCATAGAAGATTGTGGTATATCTACGCGCTATATGAAAAACAATATTATAGCCAGGATTAAGAGTGGACAGAAAATAGATGAAGTATGGCTTTTGTCTGCGAAGGGTGAATTAAACAAGGTCTATTAAAAACAGAAGCCTGGCACAATGTGTCAAGCCCTGTGGTTCATCGAAGCCGTAGCATCGAGACCACAAAGATACAATATTCCCTGCCAATTATCAAAATCGGTAAAAATACCTCCACTTTATATTTTAAGTAAAGTCAAATTAAAACTTTTAAGAATGACAATACTTGAATTACTCCAAAAGAACTGCAAAACCAAAGGTGTAGATGCTAAACACGCCGCGAGGATTGAAAAAACATTGAAGGTCACAAAGGCCGAAGACGTTGAAACTGCTGTCGACAATTTCAAAGAAAATATTCTCCCGGTGATTGAAGAAGCTGAGGCTACTGCAAAGAAGGATGCTGAAAAAGAAGCTAAAAAGACAGCATCAAAAGAAGCTGTAAAAGCTTGGAGAGAAAAACATGGTCTTGAAGAGGATGGAAAGCCGGTGAAAAAAGAAGATCCAAAGCCAGGCGAAGATGAACCGTCTTGGTTTAAGACTTATCGTGAGCAAAAGGATCAGGAGATTGAAGATCTGAAGAAAGAAATCAAAACCGGCAAGACAGAAGCTGTCACTGCTGAAAGAAAATCTGAAGCAGTTAAGTTGATCGGTGGTGCAAAGCTTCCAGAATCATGGGTTGGTCGTGTTGATCTGACTTCTGAGACACCTCTGGAAGATCAAGTCGAGGCTCTGAAAACTGAATACACCGAAATCCAACAAACAGCAATCAATGCCAAGGTTGAATCAGGTGAATATTCGCCAAGTTTCCAGCAGCCAAAGGAACGCTCTGAAGAAGAATGGGCCAAATTAATGGACGAGAGCGAAGAATCAAGCGACCCGGGTGTGGTTGACTTGGGAATTAAGTAATAATCAAAAATAGTAAGTTATGTACAGAAAAACTGAAAAGGAATTCCAATACCATCCCGGGATCGAAAAAGTCTTGATGGATGTAATTGGTGGTGGTACTATCGATCGTTCAGATCTTGATGTATCATTTTTAGGAGTACAGTTGAAGGAGCTTCCACCTCTGACAATTGTTGGCAAGGACTCCGGTACTGGTGTCTACCATGTCGTGAAAACAGCAAAGGTTCATGCTGATGCTGCTGACGCTGATACGGACTATCCGGTGAAGAAGAACCACCTTTTTAAAGTCGGTGATAAAATTACCGCTTCTGGATTGGCAGAGATTGCTAACACAATTTCGGCTATCGACAAAAGCAATGCTGATTACGATGTAATTACGGTTGCTTCTACTCTTGATGCTGTTTCAGAAGGTGATGTTCTTGTTCTTGCCAATGCTGATGCTGCTGCAGGAAGTGCTGCCTACAAATACACTCCAGAGTGTATCACGATGAACAAGGTTGATCTTACCGTTGCCAATCAGCAATCAGGGTTGCTGGAAGCCGGAAAGGTTAATGAGTCAGTAATGCCCTTTCCAATCGATACGGCCTTGAAAGCTAAACTCGATGGAATTCGCTTTGTGTAATCTATTAATTCTTAGATAAATGGAAAGATCGTTAATCAAACAAGTAAACCAAAAGAATATGACAGCACGGCTTAGAACCAATAAGGTTAAGCCTGTGTACTACCCAAACTTCTTTGGTATGAAGAAAAAGACTTCCCTGAAATGGGAAACTCTTGTTGGTGAAAAAGGTGCTCCTGTTATTGCTGATGTGATCAGCTTTGACGCTTCAGCTCCTCAAAAAACCCGCGAAGTAATCTCTAAAATGTCTGGGGATATCCCTAAAACAGCTGTGAAGCGTGGTATGAACGAAAGTGAGTACAACGAATATAAGCAGTTGGTACGTGATGCTCAGAATGATTCTGATCAATTGGAAATCCTTAACCTGGCATTCAAAGATCAGGACTTCGTTTATAACGCTGTTCGAGGTCGTTTCGAGTGGTGGTCAATGCAGTTGATGAGCCGTGGTGGTTTCTTGTTGAATGCCGCCAATAACGCCGGTGTTGTTACTGCTGAGTTTGTAGGATGTGGAATGCCATCAGAGAATAAGTTGGTTGCTGATACTAACTGGGATACTTCTGCAACCGCAGATGGTATTGCTGATATTGAAGCTGCTGTTGAAGCTGCTGATGCAAAAGGTATTGAGCTGAAATACGCCATCATGCGTAATGATGAGTTTTTGAAACTCAAAAAGCAAGCAGCAACTATCGCACGAATTAAGGGCTGGAAGCAGCTTACCAGTAATGTAGTTGCCAACAAGGAAACGATCAATCAATACCTGGAAGCTGAGGGGCTACCAACAATTGTGATCGTTAGACCTTCCGTTCGCATTGAGGACAAGAGCCACAAGCGTACTACCGTTAATCCTTGGGAATCTCGTAGGGTTACTCTGGTTCCTGACTTGAGTATTGGCGATGTGCAGCATGGTCCTATTGCCGCGGAAACTTCCGAGGCTGTTAAGAAGAAAGCTATTACCACTAAGAGAGACTTTGTTTTTCTTCAGAAGTGGTCAACACTGGATCCGTTCAAAGAATGGACCATGGCTGAAGCTAATGCGATTCCGGTGATCAATGATCCAGAATCCATGTGGATCATCAAGGCTGATGGTGTAGCATGGAGTGGAACCGAAGATACAGAAGGTACTGATAATGTTCCTGCATACTTCTTAGGAGAAGAGGTAACAGAGGAGTAGGCGAAGTTTGCAGAACATGACAGTACTTGAAGCCATAAAGTCAACCGTAGCAAAGCACTTGCAAGATCATTTGGATGCGAACACATTTGAACGTATTCTAACAGATCGAGGGCTTTCTGCTGCGGCTGACTATGGCGATTCTTCTGAAGAGTTTGAGCTCGCTAAAGCTGATGTTTATATAACTCTTATCACTGTTCCGAATATTTCTGAGGGTGGATATCGAATCTCTATAACTGAGAAAAAAGAGCTTAGAAAGCTCGCTAACGATATTTATCGAAAGTATAATGAACCCGTTGTCGGTCAGATAAAAGTCCCAAGAGGTAGAGCTTCAAAAAGTTGGTAGTATGCAATATCCGGATTCAATAATTGTCAGATGGAAAACTGATCCGGTAAAAGGAGCAGGTGGCCAATGGACACCAGGTGAAGACGTAAGTCACACGTTTAAGTGTCGCAAAGAGGCCAATACTAAGGCCAGAACAATACCCGGAGCTGATGGATCGATGATTTACTATTCTTACTTGGTGTACATGCCCCTTACTACTGTTGGAATACCATACGGTGCCGATTACGAGTTAAATGGCAGTCATAAGGGCAAGGTTAAAGGTGCAAACAACGGACAATTAAATTCCAGAATATGGCTTTAAAAGCAAGATTTGATAAAAACGCTTCGATAGCTGAGCAGATGAAAGTTGTTCAGCGAATTGAGAACGATGTCATACAAGCGATGCGATATGCTGGTGAAAAGTTTGTTACCGATGCCAGATCAATGACAAAGGAAGCTGGAGGATTTGGAGATGTCACAGGAAATCTCCGGGCAAGCATTGGCTACTTCATCATGAAGAATGGTCGAATAGTTGAACAGAAATTTGAAGATCAGCGCCAAATAGCAAAAGAAGCTGCTATGGCTGTTTTGAATTTAGTTGGATCAAGCTCTGAATTGAAGCTTATCGGGGTTGCTGGAATGAACTATGCTTCTGCAGTTGAAAGCAGAGGGTATAATGTTATCTCGTTTCAAGCTGATGCTGCTATCGTTGATCTGACAAGTTTTTTCAATGCAATTGAAAGGAAGAACAAATGAAGTTATCAACTTATTCGGCTGATCAGGTTTATTCATTGCTTGAAGGAATTGAGACACCAAAGCATTTACACAGCAAACCAACAGGTTTAGAACAGGACGAATACATTGTTGTTAATTCTCTACCTGTACCAGCTGGAGTAATGCAAGGGACTTATGTGAATGTCAACTGCCATGCGAAGGATATACGGGCCACAAATATGACAGGTATTCCTAACAGGTCTAAAATCGATGCAATGGCCAACGCTGCTTTGTCCATTCTTGAGAAGGTAACATTAACTGATATGCTCGTTGACTTTGAGAAATCTGAGTTATTCAGAGAAGAACAATTTGATGAGCATTATATGAATTTGAGATTTAAAGTAAACATTATCAACTATTAAAAAGAATTAAAATGGCTAAATACTTATTTTCGCTGAAAAGCACAAAGTACGGTGCTCCTACGGGGTTAAACACAATGCCAGATGCTGGTAGTATGACAGCACTGCCAGATACCGTAAAGGGATCCGTATCTCTAAACGAGAGTGATCCACAAGTGTCAAAATTTCGCACTGATCAGAAGAAAGCACCAATCCGAGTTGTAAAAACAGAAGATGGTGAGTTTTCAGTAACAATGCAGTTTTATGACATGACCTATGATGTTCTTGAAGCCATTAAGGGGGGAACATCAGTTGCTGCTGTTCCAGCCACTTCTCCTGCAGCTTGGCAAAATGGAGCATCATTTGAGGACATCGAAAAAGCCCTTGAATTGGAGCTTGATTCAGGACAAAAAATACTGATGTACAATGCTTACATTGAAACAAAAATCAACGGTAGCGGAAGCCGCGACGGAATGATTGCTGTAGAAATGAAGGCGACAGCTCAATTAGCAGCTGATTTGTCAGGAGATTATGAAATTAAAGATGTAGATATTCCAGCATAATAAACTCCCCGGGATTCTCCGGGGAATTTTTATTTCTATGAAAAAAAATAATATTTCTATTGAAGCCGCAAATCTCATTTTGGGCGAAACAGGAGAATCCGATAAGTTTCAGGTTAGATTCTGGAAATATTTAAAATTGAACTTATCGATACCCTATTTAGATGCCAATACCATTGTTCGGATATCCAGAGAACTGTCAAAAGTCGAGAGTCCGAATGTTGACGCTGATATGTTTACTGAAATGATGCGTACAGCTAAAAATTTAAAATTTGAATGTAGGGCTATTGCAATTGCAACTGGATCCTGGTTCCCATTTTTAAGCAGATTAATTGGCAAAGGAAAACCAAAAGACATAAGGCAATTACTTGAAATTATAAAAGAGAAGTCCGATCCGGAGGCTTTTTTTTTAGGTATAAAGTTGGCCAAGGGGCTAGACAAACTAAAACCAAGGGAAAACTTGTCGGCGGCGAAACCATCTGGGGACGCATAGCTGTAATCCAGAAAACACTTGGTATTTCCACCAAAGAAGCAATGTCAGAACCTTGGATAAGCCTGAATCTAAAAATGGGTGATTTGCCCTGGTGGGACTATGATAATAAGGCTGAAGAAGAAGTAATTAAGGTTACTGATAGAGAGCAAGCAAGATCTATCCTGAACAAATTTAAGAAGAAAAAGAAATGAGTGCCATACATTTCGAATCAACATACAACGATAGTAAATTAACTTCAGGATTAAGACGTTCTAATCAAACCGTTTCTGAATGGGCAAGAAATGCCGAAAAGAGCGGAATGACAGTAGAACGTACTTTTCGGAGGGTTACGGAGGCTGCTGCCGCATACGTATCATTGCGTTTTGCAAGTCAGATTGGTAAAGAGATTATATCGGTCAGGGGCGAATTCCAACAGCTTGGAATTGCATTTGAAACGATGTTGGGCAGCAAAGCCAGAGCTGACCGATTAATGCAAGAGGCTATTGTATTTGCTCAGAAAACACCCTTCACTCTTACCGATGTTGCATCAAATGTCAAGCAGTTGATGGCTATGGGTATCGAGACTGAAAAGGTCATGGATACAATGAAATCGCTGGGTGATGTTGCTGCAGGCGTTTCAGTACCAATTTCAAGGATAGCGATTAACTACGGTCAAGTTGCTGCACTAGGTAGATTGCAACAGCGAGAGATTAGAGATTTTGCGATGGCAGGTATCCCAATTGTAGAACAACTCGCAACTCAATTTGGTAAAACATCAGCTGAAATTCAAGATATGGTTGAAGCTGGACAAATTGGATTCCCAGCTGTTGAAAAAGCATTCCAAAGCATGGCTAGTGAGGGTGGCAAGTTTTACAACCTCATGGAAAAACAGAATGCCTCTGTTACCGGGCAGATATCAAACCTTCAGGATAAGATTCAAGTGATGCTGAATTCTATCGGAGAAGCTAATGAAGGGGTGATTTATGGGGGTATATCAGGATTAAGTAACCTGGTAGCGAATTACGAAGAAGTATTGGAGGTATTGAAATATCTTGCTGTTGGACTTGGAACTTACAAAGCCGCAACAATTGCGGTCACTATATCTGAATCGATTGCGGCGAAAAATGAAGCTATCAGGACCGGAATCATAGAATCAAAGGTAGCTGCCATTAAGCAGGCCATTATTGCTGAAGAAGCCGCAACAGCCGCAGCCGCAGCCGCAGCAAAAAAGGAACAAGCCGCCGCCTCCATGGCGGCAACAAACGCAGCCACCAAACAAGCCGCCGCCGCCAAAACAGTAGCTGCTAAACAGGCAGCTACTGTTGCAAATGCAGAACTTATAGCCGCAGAGAAAGCCTATGCAATTACTGTAACAGAAACCAATGCTGCATACATGGCCGGGGCTTTGACAACTAAGCAAGCATCGGATCTTAAGAAGGATCTGGCAGTAGTTGAAAAAGCACGGGTAACAGCTTCAAAAGCAAATGCAACAGTGGAAAAGACAATCACTGCAGAAACAGTTATCAATGCAAGATTGGAATCTCAAGCCGTCGCCAAATCAGAAGCTGAAAAAGTAGCTGCCAAGCAAGCTGGGATAGCCGCAGACAGGAAAAAGCTTATTTCATCACAAACGGCAACTGCGGCAGAAATCAGAGCAGCACGGGCTCAAAGCTTCCTGAACAAAACGATGCTCAACAATCCTTATGTTTTGGTTGCACTTGGACTGACTGCCTTAGTGACCGCTTTAGTGGCATTCACAAAAAAGGCAAAAACAGCACAGGAAATGGCTGATGACTTGAACGACTCCATATCTCAAATTGGAAAGCAGCAAGAGATCAATGGACTTATCAAGAAGTATGATGAACTGAAAGGTAAGACCAAACTTACCGATGACGAGCAAAAAGAACTGAATGATACAATCAGGCAGTTGTCAACTATATTTCCGGAGGCGATTAGCAGGATCGATCAATACGGGAAGGCCGTTGATGTTGTGAGGGAAAAACTCGTTGGCAGCAACGCCGAATTGCAAAAGTTTCTTGAAAATTCAACCAAGCAAGAAATTGATGAGGCTCAGAAAAAGCTAAATGAACTTATATCAACAAGGGACAGGCTTGTTAAGGAAATCAATACAGGATACGGAGAGCGGAGCTATGGAACAGGCGGCTTGGCAGGAGGGACTACTAAAAAGACCGTAGAGCTGAACAAAACAGAGCTTTCACAAAACAAAGAAGATCTTGATAGTGTCATCAAAGATATTGACGGACTTGCCTCAAAGTTAACCGAAAGTCAAAGGAAATTACTCGAACTCGGGTCTGTTACCGCAGAGGAAGCATTAAAGCCATACAAAGAGCTTTTTAAAGATTTAAGCGAATACACTACAAAGCAGTTATATGACACCAAGGCCAAGCTGACGGGGCTATTAGGTGAAGGGTTGGGGGTAGATGCTGAAACCAAGATTAAGGAGCAAATAGATGACATTGCTGCACAGTTAGGAGAGCCAACAAATAAGGAAAAGATTGAAAAATTAATAAAAGACATTTCCGAAGCTCAAAAGAAGCTGGATGAATTAATGGATCCTTCCCGTAGATCAGGAAGTGCAGAAAAAGACATTGAAGATCAGAAAAAGGTTGTTGAAGAACTGACCAAAAAGCTTGAACTATTAACAGGTGTTAAGAAGAAATCATCCAAAGAAGTCGATGACCTGAAACAGCAAATTGACAAGCTGTATAAAGACCTCGAAACTGCTGATGAATCAGACAGGCAGATTATAGCTGCAAGGATTTTAGTACTCCAGCAGGAATTATTGCTCCGGGAGAAAATTGCAGAAACAGCGGTGAAAGCGGTGCGAAATGAATTTGTTCCCGGGAAAACCAAACCTATTCAGCAGAATATCTTTGAAGGGAACATAGATCCTATCAAAAAAGTCAATGCTGAATTTGATAAGCTAAATAAAAAGATTGAACAGGCAAAGAAAAAGGCTGAGCAAATGCAAAACGCCATTGATGCTGAGAAGTTCAAGAAGACACTTGAAGTCACTCAGGAGATTCTTTTTCATGTTCAGGGCATTACAGACAAATATGCTGAACAATTAGGTTTAACAGAGGAACAGGGTCAGCTTTTGCAGGATGGATTGCAGGCCATGAGCGGGATTGCAGATATAGCAAGCGGTAATGTAATACAGGGAGCGGCAAAGTTGCTGGATGCATCACTAAGCCTGTTTTTGCAAGCACCAGAAAAACTAAGTGAACATTTCAAAAATGTGCAGGAACAAATCGACACCATGCTTTCCTCAATTGACATTGCCACCCAGTCGTTAGCTAACATGGGGAGCAGTGCCGTATCTCAATCGTTATTTTCCATACAGCGTCGTATGTCTGATTTAGGAGATGAAGCCAAGCGGTTAAACGATGAGTTGGGAGGATCTTCATACGGTAGGCGTCGTTCTCCCAGTTATATACAATACTATGGAGATATGGTCGATAAAGCAGTTTCTTTAAACGAAGAAATTGAGAAATTGGGAGAACGGCTGTTAGGTGGTAATTTATCAGATGAACAACGCGAAGCAATAGAGGCCGTTTTGTCAAGCTATAATGAGTTAATGGCTCAAATAGATACGATAACACAGGAGGTAACTGGTACTACAGTAAAAGATTTATCAGAATCATTAGCTGATGCTTTTTTGGCTGGTGAAGATGCAGCTGTGGCTTGGGGAGAAAAGATTGATGGTATAATAAAAAATGTCATTATAAAACAGCTTACTGCCGATCTGCTTACAGCGCCAATCCAAAATGCCGTGAAGCAGCTCGTAAAAGATAGTAGCGACGGAGAGAAAACAGGGAGAGGAGGTTCTTCAGAAGAGATAAACATTGGATTAACCCCTGAAGAGGCTGCGAACTTTAGAGAATCAATACAGGATATTTACGACACCGCTAAACCCGCCTTTCAAGTCATGATCGATTCTTTTTCAGAATATGGTTTTGATTTCGGGAGTGCAGCGGATAGTCAGGGATTGACCGGTGCAATCCGTGGAATTACAGAAGAAACAGGAAGCCTAATTGCCGGGCAATTCACTGCCATGAGAGTTGATCTGAAATCAATAGATGAGAACACAACTCAGTCAACTGACTATCTAATGCAAAGCGTGGCTATTCAGCAGCAGATAGCTGATAATACATCTTACAACAAAAACCTGAAGCCAATTTATGAAGAGTTGCAAACGATGAACAGAAACCTAAAAGAAGTTCTATGATTATAGACGGCGTAAATATCAATGTGTATGGTCTTATCCTCTTGAAAGCAACGGGTTTTTTAGATTTTCCAAAACGGAAGGACATACTTGATGTACAAAAGTTTACTACTAATGATGCTAAATACGACTCCGCTAAAGGAACAATTGTGCTCTTTGGAGATTGGGCAACTCCTGCAGAGCTTGAGATTGGGCTGAATAACCTACAAGCATTGATAAATAGCAGTGTGAAACACACTATTGAGCTTGATGAGTATAATTTGCCAGCTTTTAGCGAGGCAACTTTCAAGGATGGGTATAAAGTTCAAGTAATCCGAACAGTTGCAGAAATAACGATGAAAATAACAGTTGCAAATTCTAAATGGGTAGCAAGTTGAGATGAGTTGGAAACTAGATAATATTGATTTTTCTACTTACGGCGTTTATGTATCAAAGGCCTCAGGTTTATTTGATCTTCCTAGAGTTCTAAATGAACCAAACAAGTGGTTGGACGAAGATGGAGAAGATTATTGGCATGACATTACGGATCAGAAGTATGATAAACAAATTATAAATCTCAACTGCTTCATTCTTAACGATACTTATGCCGGCTTTATCACCCAGATAAAATCTTTCTATGACGCGTTGATGTCAGAGAACAAGAGGTTGCTTTCAACTCCTTATACAACTTCAAACATTGAATGTTATCTAGAAAAAGGAATCAGTCTTGATCGTAAAACAAGGTACATTGGGAGCAAGCAAGCGGGGGTGTTTATTCTAACTCTTACAGTTCCGGGCGATCCAGACTTTCTAAGCCTAAATATCAACCGATACTACACCTACAACACCATTGCAACGGTGCTAACGCGGGATTTAAAAATCAGTAAAACCCTGCAAGGCGACTTCTACGCCACTTTTAGTTTTGAGTCTAACAAGAAGCTCGACATTCAATTTTTTGATGAGATAGATATCAACTCAAACGGAGTAGGCATTGAGCGTTATTATCTGGAGACCGAGCCTGAGTTCAAGAAAGTGTCGACCAATAAGTATGTTTATAATATTCGCGCCGAGCACATCAGTAATTGGTTTTCCCACTCTCAGTTTTTAAATCTGAATAAAGAGGCCGACTTTTATTATTTCGCCAATTTAGAGGAGATTTTTGATTTAATACTGTGGAATCATAACCGCAAGTACCCGGGGCAGACTTTTTTTAAAGGTTCGATCGCGGCAACAGAAAGGAGAAATCATAAGTTTTCAGGCGAGAACTGCCTGAGTGTATTACGCCGTATCTGTCAAGAATACGAGCTGGAATACGAATTTCAGTTTCACGATGGGCTGATTTTCTTGTTCGATATCAACATCAAAGACCAGGTAGCAAACGACAAGGCAATTACCTTGCAATATGGCAAAGGCAATGGCCTGTACGAAATTACAAGGGGTGCCATGCTCAAGGATGAGTTGTGTACCGTGCTCCATGCCTATGGAGCAGCTCGTAACTTAAAACCCGACTATCGTGGTGGATTGAAACGCCTTTCGTTTACCAACAACCCACTAACTAAAAATTATGGTTTCACATACGCTGATGGCGAGTGGGGAGTGCGCGAAAAGACCGTGTACTTCGACGAGATTTACCCAAACCGCACAGCTACCGTTACCGACTACTACCAGAAATTGCCAGATGAGCTAAGCGTTGCTGAAAAAGCATCGACCCCCGAAGGCTTATACATCATAACCGACTCAACACTCGACTTTGACCTAAACGACTACCTTATGGGCGGTCTGACGGCTAAAATAAGAATAAAGACAGGCGACTTGGCGGGTGTTGAACTTGAAATAGCCCGATATTACGACGACACAAAGCAGATTTACCTGATACCTTACAAGGATGAGCGTGGCAGATTGTGGCCAAACGACACCTTTCAGCCTGCCATTGGAGACGAGTACACGCTTGTTGATATCGACCAGCCCGGTACATATGTTACCACAGCTGAAACCGCACTGGAGGCCGCAGCGACCGATTACATCAATGAGTTTTCGTCGCCCAAGTTTCCATATCGGGTGGTTACCGATCCGGCATACCTGAAAGCCAACCCGACAGGCTTCGAAGTAGGCGACCGACTTACGGTTGTCGATACAGATTACAATATTAGTGGCTTGTTTCGGATCAGTGCGCTGGTGTACGACGTATACAAACAGCGGTATGAGTTTACCTTGTCGGATGTTGTGATCTTATCGAACCGAAAGAAAACAGAGGCACGACTGGCAGCTGTTGAGCGCGCTGTGGCTGACACGAAAAAGGACACCGTTGAGAGCATGCGGAAGGAAAAAGAAACCACCAACGAACTTCGCAACCGCCTGCTTGACCCAACCGACGATAAGTTTAATGCAGATCGCAATGTGCGTGATGAGAGTATTGATCCGCGCATGCTTTCCTACGATGCCGGAGTGCCTCAGTTCTCTTTAAGAAATGCACTTGTTGAGACAAACGTGGACGATGACCCAGATAAGGTAGTGGTGGGCGCAGGCCACCTGGTCATGCACAATTATGCTGATAATACACGCGACCGTTTTGGTATTAAAAAGCTAAAGGATCAGCTGATCGATTACGACCCAACCCGAACGTGGGTAATTGAACAAACAGAGTTCAACCTACCAACAGCCTCAGGATACTGGATTTACGCCAAATTGAACATGGCCGATGGTTCGAGCGAGTGCACTCTTGAAGTGTATGAAGATCACAAAGAGGTAAAACTCCAGGTTGAAACCGGGTACATCAAATATAAGCTAGGGCATATCAGCGACAAAGCCTCACCCCGCTATGCGGCGATGCTTTGGGGTAATACCCGAACACCTTCGATGTCTCAGGTGCAAAAGGAAATCGTTGATCAGGTTGAAAATAACACTACGATCATTGAGGCGATCACGAACCTAATTAATAATAGTAAGGGTGGTTACAAAGAGAGCTTTATAATCGAGCACACCACAAATGCCGCAGAGACACAGCTATCTAGCTGGTCGGTAATTGCCTATAACGAGCTGATGGGCGAATACAAGGCAACCGTCACCGTGCGAGATAAAGATGACGACACGATGCACACGGTCATGTCTGTACTTTCTTTCGACTACACCGACCCCGCAGCTGAGCTAAGCATTCAAAACGACATTATCACCGAGGCAATCACAACGCTTGTACTTGGCATCGATGCCAGTAAAAGACTATATGCGACCGTAGAAACCGCCTCTGATGCTAAGCGCATTCACTTTTGCTTTGAAAGATGTGTGTTGGCTCAACGTGCAGAGGCAACAACTGGGCAAATGGGATTAGGCGTCGACATGAGTGCTGCGGGTACGCTCGTTGAAGATACCTTCGCAGTTATGGGTATCGGTGTTGGAATGGGTGCAGAAGCGGAGGAGGTGGAGAGCTGTGATTTTGTTTCAATGCTTAACTCGCTTGATCGTTGGTTTAAGATGGATGATAATATTTCCGGCTCTCTGGTTGAAGAAAATTCAAATAACGGCACAGAAATAAATGTAACAAAAGAGCAAGCATCAGTAGCGGATTGCAGTTATTCATACTACTTCAATGGCTCGAACGCACGGGCACAGTTGCCATTTGACACTTTTGCCGGAGATGAATTTACGATAGCATTTTGGGTAATGATACCAAGTGGTGCGTCACTTGCAGAATTTAAATACATTTTTGGAGTTCACCATGATGGCTATCCGGTTGAGTATGGCCCTGTTATAACAATAACTCCTCCTGGTGGTGCTGGCGATTTTGACCTTGGAGTTGGCACTGGCACGTATGGAGCATCTGTATATTCTGATCCATTTAATTTTGACACATGGCATAGAATTGCAGCTACATATACAAGAGTTGACAATGGAGTTGATAAATCAACTATCTATGTTTCAGCGTACAGAAATGGGGCTAAATTTGTTGACAGTTATCTTTTAGTTTATGATTATTCATCTTCTTTTCAGGCTAATGCATGGGCTAAATTTTTAAATATTGGTTGCAGATATTATTCTGGGGCATACCATGATTTTCAGGAATTCTACATTGACGACTTGAAGATATACGATCATGCAATAAACGACGAAGAAGCTGTATGCGACTATAATGAAGGAAAATGCTGGTAAAATTTTATAAATTATGACACAACTATCCACAACATTTAAAAACGAATTGGCAAAGCTATTGGCACACAATGAGGCAATAGCAGGATTTGGAGATGCAAGCGGGTTGCAACCATCCGCAGCGGAAGGCAATTTATACCTGCGACTTTGCACCGATGCGGTCGTAGTCGACGATGATACAATTGGCACCGAGTGCGCATTTACTGGATATACGTCGGGAGGGATTGCCTTGGCTCGCGGATCAGGGAACGACCTAGACGTTACCACCAATGTTGTTTCAAATGCAAACAACATTGAGGTAGTCGCTGATGCAGGTTATGGTGGATCTGAAGACGTAAAGTTTGCCGAATTATGGCTTGATAACAGTTCGAGTACTGAAAGCAAACGCATTTCGCACTGTCAACTTAGCCAAACGATAACGATGGTCGCAGGAAAGACTTTTCGAATTTCAGCAGGAAGTTTGACGTTTACGATAGACTGATTTTTTTATTAGCCGTGGGGATGAAAGAAGCCCCCGGCTAATGTTTGCAATTACAATAAGTAGTAAATATTTCAGTCTTCCTATATTTTAATTCAGAGACTGTAATTTGAGAATGATTTGATTTTTAGCTGGTGCAGTCCGAGTGATTGCACCAGTTTTTTTTTAACAGAAAACCAATATGCAACACGCTAAAGAATTCGTAATTGGATTTGTCCTCTCAATAGCTAGCTGGGAAACGTGGGAAAATATTTTCGTCAGCTTACTAATCGCCTTTTTCGGTGGATTATTAGCCGCAGCCGGGAAGGCCTTGCACAACCGAATTTATGCAAGATTTCACAAAAACAAACGAAATGAGGAAGATTGAATTAATCGTTATTCATTGCGCCGATACCTATTCTCGGATGGATATTGGAGTAAGGGAAATTGATGAATGGCACAAACAACGTGGATGGGATGGCATCGGATATCACTACGTGATTCGTAGAAATGGAATCATTGAAAAGGGTCGTCCGGAAACGGTAATTGGAGCTCATGCGTACGGGCACAATGATACTTCAATTGGTATCTGCTATGCTGGAGGCAAGGGAGACAATAATACCCCTGAAGATAACCGAACAATAGAACAGAAAGCAGCTATCATTAGCCTAGTTGCCGAGCTTCGCGAACGCTACCCGTCTGCTGCAGTAGTTGGCCACAACCAACTAAATAAACAAAAAGCCTGCCCCTGCTTCAATGTTCAAAATGAATTGTCATGATCACAATCACATCTATCATTTGTATTGGCTTAATTATATTATCAGGTTGGAAATGGTCAGGATATGCAGTTAAGATTTATGCATGAAAGCCATCGTCAACCTAACGACAACATTGATGGGATTGATCATCATTCCTTATGCAGCATACCTGGTCTATGTAAAAGAAACATTTTGCGCCTGGGATTTTCTACTTATGTCATTTGCAGCAATGGTGCTCATTTGGTTTAAGGAGGATGCAGCCCGGGAATTGATCGACAAAGTATTAAACAAAGACATACAGAAACCATAATATGAAACCATTTTTAAAATTCCTGAGCCTGGTATTGGTCGTATTTTCATTCTCATGTTCTTCAACTAAGAAGATCACAACGGAGCAGACAACTACAAAAAAGTGGATTGAGCACGAAGAGGTAAGCGCTGTGAAGTCAGCTATCACAATCGATACTTCCAAGACTTCAGACACAGAGATCACATATACTAAGATCGAGTATTTCGCCCCAATTTCTAATGAATATGACTCAACCATGACAGGTATCAAATCAGATTCATTAGAAATTTCAAGTACTCCAAAATCATCCCGGAAATCTGGCAATATCAAATCTATTGAAACCTATACCGTTCGAAAGAAGTCCGAAAGCAAGGCAGAAATTAAGGTAGAAAAAACGGAAGAAAAGCAGGTTCATGAAGATATAAAGGAAACTGCTGATACCGATAAAAAGGAAATTGAGAAGACCAGACCATCAAGGATAAAATATGTCTTTTATATTCTTATCCTGTTAGTTGTGCTGGCCTTTGTTTATCGATTCAGGAGCCCAATAATTAATATCCTGAAATTAATATTGAAGAGATAGGCTTTTGCCTGTTGTATATATGTTTAACTTAAATTCAATCAAATGAAAATTTTTCTAGCATTATTTGCTCTCGCGATTGGGTTACTCGTGGCCATGCCGCCCGGGAGCCAGGTTCAGGCTACAGCTGCCGATCAGGTATGCTTTGTAGCCGACAATGGACCAACATTGTCATTTGCTGCCATTCAGGCTGTAGATGTACAGTATGTAGTAGTTAGTTGTGTTGAACCGCAATTCATTCAAAAGGAAGGAGGTGGAGTTCATACGCAATCAGCGGTTGCAGAACAGCCATTATACTTTAATAGAGTTGGAGTGATGAATACTACAGAAAGCGCCTATGTTCATTGTCAAAATCGGAAGTATGATAGGCATAGATTCCGAACAAAAGAAGTGAATTTATTACCAAAAAATAAAGAATTAGTCGGCCAGATTAGGATTAGGTCAGATACTTCAGTTTAGTTTTATGGATTAAGGTTAGTTGCCCCGGATCACGTGTTGATCCGGGGTTTTTATAAATATGAATCTGGTGTCTTAACTTGAGAAATCATGCGAGTGGACATGCGGGCGTAACGCCTGGTTGTCTTTTGTTGCTTATGTCCAAAAATTTCCTGAATTTTCGACATATCCGTGCCCTCTTCGTAAAGGTGTGTGCCGGCGCAGTGGCGTATCAGGTGCGGGTAAACGCGCTTTTTTATGCCTGCTTTGCGGGCATAGTCTTTCACCATATTGTAAATTGAGGTGGCGGAGTATTGATCCCGGAATTGCCCGTTAAATAAATAGTTGGTCGGACAGTCCTTTTTGTAGTATTTCCGAAGCGCGTCGAGCGTCTTTTCGGAAAGCGGTACCAGTCGGTCTTTATTGCCTTTGCCTTGCCGGATGTGAATCACCATCCGGTCGCTGTCAATGTCGGTGATCTTCAGATTGATCAGCTCTCCTTCGCGCATCCCCGTTGAGTAAAATAGAAACAAAATTGCCCTGTGCTTTGGGTATTTACAAACGGTAAACAGCCGCCTTACTTCATCCTGTGAAAGTACAACCGGCAAATGCTCCTCCCTACGCGGATAGTCGATGTACTTAAACTTTAGAGGTTGTTTAACGACTAACTGATAGAAGCGTTTAAGCGCTCCGATTCGCTGTTTTAATTGCGAGGTTGACTTAGAAGCTTTCAGGTATTTCTTGATTTCCGTTTCGGATATTTCTCCAGGCGGATGGTTGAAATGCCTCAAAAACAGTTTAGCCTCGCTCATGTAGCTGTTAATCGTGTTTTGACTGTAATTTCGAAGCCGTAACTCCATTTCATATTTCTGTAAAAATTTATTCATTATATTTGATTTAAATGATTGATTTTCAAGCTAGATTTTTATACGCACACGTTATACCTCATTGCGCCAAAACAATTGTAAATAAATTTGAAAGCTAAATACATGGCGCAACGCACACAAAACCGAAAAAGGTTTTGTTGGTATAACACCATGTATATTTTATAGCTGTATCGTTCATTTAATCAACGTTTCTGCGTAATTGAGGAAATAAAAAACCCCTGCGCACTTCGGTTTTTTCAAAACCGTTTTGTTAAGTTCCAAGTAGCGTAAATGGTCTTCGTACACCATTGCCTAAAAACTCAGCCGCTTCCAATGCTTTTAATATTTTATCATTTGTCGAAATATTGTGTTTTACTAATGAATACAAAGCACCAAGAGCAAAATCTTGACCACATCCGCAAGCATCAATACCGTTCATATTTTCAGCAACTTGAAAATCATTTTCAACCTTAAATAGTCTATTCTTATAGCCAACTAAAAAAGTTCCTCCCCTTTCGTCTCCATCGGTATATTTTTGCAAATATCCACCTTCTTTAAAGCATTCTCTAACTGCATTTATAAAATCGGTACACATATATTCATAAACGTCTTTCGATTCAACTTTTGGTGGCTTAAATGAATACCTTAGAAGTTGAATCATTCTAAATGAAGAAGTGCATCCAATCACAAAATCACAGTTTTTAAATACTTTCGCATCTTTTCTTATAAAAATATTTGAATCAGAAACAGCGGCTGAATCGCCACCAATCAAAACACTTTTATTTTTGTTATCAATTAAACCTACTATACAAGTCATATATTTAAAATTTAAAAATTCCTTCCCTTCTGTTTTTTATTTTGTGCTTCGAATAAACGGTAGTGCATATTTCACGCTACAAAACATACATTTTTCGTTATGCCCCGTTGCGGCAATAATAATCATCTAACTGTACTACATTATGGTAGCTACATTCTCCCTCCCCTCTCTCAATTCTACTTATAGTGGCAGCACTCACTTTTGTTTGTTCAGCAACTTGTCTTAGTGTTAAGTTCAATTTATCCCTACGCTCTTTAAAAAGATGCAACGAGGGCATAACACTATGTTTATGTAATGCTTGGTCGGTGCTTTGTTCAGCCCCATTCGCTTGCTGTATTGCAAACTTTATTTCATCCACTATTCCATTAGCTAATCTCCACGCTTCATCTTTCGGTAAATCAATCAAGTAACCAGCCCAAAAGCAATTACTTTGTATAAGTTCTAAATGTTCTTTTTCAAATTCGCTCATTACTTATGTATTTTAAAGTTATTCTTTCTAATCAACAGTAGTAGATATTTCACGCACTCCACAAACACTCAACGTTATTTACTCGTATAAAATCAGCCGGAAGTTCAATCGGAAACCGACAATATACCGCTGTCAGATTTAAAATCCAGGGCTAGAAGTTCCTGACATTGCAGCTTCTTTAGCTTCCATGAGAATAGCATCGTAATCCTCCTCTTTTTTCCCCTTTGGCTTGAGTTCCAAATGGGCAGCTGCTTGTCTTTTATAGAAGTAATTAACCTTATCCAAATCGAGCGTTTTGATATCGAATGTTTCAGGGTCGAATCCTTCTCCTTTGTTGGCCTCATCAACGTTTTGAAAGTTTTCTGGCTTCAATACGTCAGGACCGATTGGGTGAAATCCAACGTTTTTAGGCTGAAGCCTTTTAAGCCATATACAGCCTGTTTCTGCCACTTGTTTCCGCTCTTCTTCATCCAGTTCAAAGCACATGGTAAATACATCCATTCCTTTGAATTCAGGATGTGTTTCCTTACGTGCTGGAATTCCTTGATACTCATCTTGTCCGAAACCAATTACTGTATTGGCTTCATTAAATTTTCTTGCTTTCATAAATTAAAAATTAATGTGTTGTTGACTATTTTGCATATCTATTTTTTTGAGCTTTCTAAGTACATTTTTGCGTATCAGCTTGTCTTTTTTACTCTTATTATGCTCTGCCATGATAGATTCAACCAATCCAAATTCAGGGATCCAATACAGAAGACCAATCCCGTGCTCAAGTATTTGTTTTTTTTGATAGTTTGGCATGTAAACATTGTGAGGAAAACAGATGTATGAGTAATCAGCCCAGTAGAGATGATCTTTGGCCTGCTTAACGACTTCTTCGACATTGAACAATTTGCATTCAATATTGAAGACTTTTCTACTTGAAAAATATACTATCAAATCCGATCGTCGCCCGATTTCAGGAATATGCACCTCTCTGTATGTTTTTGGGTTAACTTTCTCCCGGGAATACCCCCCTTCCGTTGACCTCCAGAAAGTATAATCCAACAGCCATTTTTCAACATTGGCTTGCATGGTATCTTCGCAATAACCAAGGCTGTAATTCCCTCTAAAATCGTTTAGTAGTGGCATTAATCCATTATCCTTTTAAGGTTACTTTTCAGTTTCACAGTAGTGAATACCTCAAGCCTCTTTGTAAGTGCCTGAATCTTCTCCTTTGATGGCTCAGGAAGGTTATTGTTTCCGCTGTCCGCGCCGATGTTTACTTGTTCTGGCAAACAGGTTTCAATCATTTCAACCATTTCTTCCATATCAAAATCCATTATCGGTTCAATGGTGACATAGTTTTTTAATTCAATCCCTCTGAACTCATGCCAAAGCTCGTTCATCATATCAGCTCTTATTTCTGGATCGGGGCAGTTATTCATTATTTCTGGATCGAATCGGTTTGTCTCAATGGTAGTACACAGGACAAAATCAAGCCCGGCAAGCTCAAATTCGAAGTCGAATAATCTTCTTGGGTTTTTTGTCTGGAATAGGTACTTGTTATTAAACTTCCGGCAATGGTTTAGAATCCTCTTGATTATGGTGTCCGGAATAGCTTCAGCAAACAGATCGTTTTGAGCAGCCACAAATATAAAGTTTCCCTCTCCCAGGCTGCATAGAAGTTCGTGTCCGGACAAGCGAGGATCTCCACTGTATTTTTCTAATATAGCTGGATATCGCATTAATTTATTAGTACTGCAGTAACTACATCTGTGAGGACATTCACCAGCTAATGGATTCCAAGTGTGGGTAATCCATTCGTACATGTTTCCTTTTGATTTATTTAGTGGCATAGCTCAAAATTTACTTGGTCTGCGGCCATAGCGGTGAGAGTTACGGCCTTTTTTGTTTTTATTCTCACGTTTGCTTGGGCGTTCTAAGTCATAAACTGTTGGTTCAATCAATCGCGGTAGCAATTCCATAACTTCTGGTTTGGATTCTTTAAAAGCTCTATGAGCTTCATCTTGTGCCAACTCAATGGCCTTCGAATAAACCTGACGACTACCAACGATTGCAATTCCTTTTCCATCTTCTTTTTGGATGTCGAGTATTTCAATGGTTCGTTTTAATGCTTCGTAGTCCATGTGGTCACCTAAGATCATTACACCTCTGTCTTTTTTGACATCAGCCAATAGGTTTTCAGCCCAAGCAATCATTAGATTGTCGTTTTCTCCTAAGGGCATATCCTCAAGCCCGAAGAATGCTTTATAGTTGTCTATTATTTCACTTCGTTTCATTAGTTTATTTTCAAATATTGATTCTAGATAGTCATTATCATATTCGAGCACATTTGCCATAGCTAAATTTCCGTCACACATGGTTAGTCGATTTTAGGTGTGAAAAATTTAAGCTGTCCTTTGCAGGGAATCAGATCGATCGCTTTAGCATTAGCCAGCGTAAATCCAAAAGGACCAAAAAACCAGGGAGAATCGCTTTCTTCGACGCATCCTGTAATAACAGCCTTGCCAACAATGCCACCCATCATTTTTTTGAACTCTTTTTCTGTCGGGATCTCAATATCCGGATTCATATCTTTAATGAACTTAAGGCCTTCATTGTCGAATTTCTGGCCGGCATGGATGAGTATTTGACCAGTGAATGTTGTTGTCCATTTCCGGTTTTCTATATCTTTCAACCCGTTAAGGATTGCCCAAGCCCAAGGCTGTTGAATTGAAAGCGCTCTAAGAGGTTGTCGACTCTCCGTATTGAAACGGAAATTACATGTTGAGCAGTTAACCATTCCGGGTTTAACTGCTTGCACTTTTGTACAGTTAGGACATTTAATGATTGTTTTCATTTGTAAAATATTTAAGTGTGAATTCGTTCAATGTTTGCAAAGCTTTATTTGCCTCTTCTTGCAGATATTTTAGACGCCTTTCTTGGAGGTGTTTCTGGTACTTTTTAGCATCTTCTATATTCAAAAAGTATCGCCCGCTCTTATAGGATTCGAATTTCACCTCTCGGGATATTGCCGCATTAGATGAGGAGTCATTAATTTTTAATCCATACGTTTTAGTCCCAATCAATATACCTTCAGAAGTTTTTCTGATTTCAGAGATAGGTATTTCTTCAATTTCGTCGACTATTGGATGATAAATCTGATCACCCACGTTCACGGTGTTCACTGTTTTACTCATGATTTGATTTTTAGAATGGTAAGTCATCTGTTTCTGTATTCGGATAATAGTTCGGGTGCTTTATTTGCCTTTCAATCCGGCGTCGCTCAATATTTCGTCTCCTGTCCATGAATGGGATAGCATCGCCTTTTTTCTTTAAGATGTGAATGATGTTATTAATGAATTTGGACGGAGATTTCCAGCTGCTGTAATAGCCTAATCCTTGCGACTTATACCATCGTTTCAGATATCCTTTTTCATAGGTCAGAAAGAGGATTGTTAATGCAAACGAACTGTATTTGTCGGGAGTTTTCTCGATGTAGCCTTCAATGATTTGATTAGTGATATCAGGCTTTTCATATACTCGTTTCCATGGTTGATGAAAGCTGTCGTATTTTCCAAATTGAACCCGGGAAAGGATATTCCAAACGGGAAGTTTATACCATCCATCGTTACAGTTCCAGCAAGCATCAATGTCTGTTACTTTTCCATCGTACCAGCTGTAATGTTTGTGGATTCCGGTACCTCCACAAGACCAGCATTCTTTGCCTTCAATAAATTGAACATCGTAGCAGATGTGCTTTCCATACTTAGACAGGATCCTGTTTTTGATTTCGTAGAACTCTGGACTCGGCTTCTGGTTTGCATGAAATAAGAGCCAAGAGAGGATATTGATGTAGATTGATTTCATTTCTTTTTTTGATCTATGATTTTTTCATCCACAATTTCTTTTATAAAGTCGGGTATATTGTTTAAGTCGGATAAATACTCATTGATGTCAGAGTGCATGATATATTTGTGAAACCAATAGAGGAAACCATATTTCACAGGCATTGTATTACGAGAGAAGTTGTGTAGTAGCTGCCAAATCTCAAATATTAGAAAATCGTTCTTTTCTGGCCATAAGGGAAATTCAGATTCATTATCGCCTTGATTTAGTTTTTCAAATTCTTCATTCATTGTCTTTTCCCAATTAATCCAGTATTTTTCAAATACGGACTGGGCTGTTTCGTTATCCTCCTTGGGAAGCTTTTTTTCTGCTTCCTGTAGTAGCCCATCCATTAGGTAGGTTGATCCTGAACTAAATCTATGCTCCCACATAAATAGCAGCCTCGCTAAACTATCAAGGGTAAAGCCACCTGTTTCACGGCCACGTTCGTAGGTGACTTCCTTCATATTCATGAGTTTTCCATCTACTTTCATGTGGATGGAGACAGTAATATGATCTGTGTTTTGTTTTTTATCCATTTTTATTCCTCAATTTCGTCATTAAACATATTGGCGACCATGTCAACAATGTTTTCATCAATGTTGTCTGTCGCTCCCATTACAGCATTTGCAATGTTTTTCTTTATCTGGATAATCTTGTAGACCTTTTCATCAATAGTATTCTTTCCAAGGAAATAATAAGCGGTAACACTATCTTTCTGGCCGATCCGATGACATCTATCCTCACATTGACAGCAGTCGGCATAAGTCCAAGGGAATTCAACAAAAGCGACGTTTGAAGCAGCCGTAAGAGTTAAGCCAACACCGGCTGCACGAATGGAGCAAATAATGATATTTGTTTTTGGATTGCGCTGAAATGCGTCTACAGCCATTTGCTTCTGTTCTGATGTCTCTCGGCCTGTTACAGATACTGCACTTGGGAAAATACTCTTCAGTTGATCAACCACCTCATGTAGTGACGCGAATAGTACAATTTTTTGTCCTTCTTCCATGAAGTCCTTCACGAATTCGGAAACAGCTTTAACCTTTCCTCTGGCAGAAATTTGACGGAGGATGTTAATTCGAACCATAACCTCACCCTTGAGCGCTTTCTGGATTTTGTCATCATCAGCCTCCTTATATTTCCTGAGGTATTGAATAAGGTCGCGTTCAGCCTCCTTATATTCTCTTCGGTTTGTTATGTCATTCGTAAGCACTTGTCTGATCTTATCCGGGAGGTCTTTCAATACAGCTGACTTTTCTCTGCGAAAGAAGCATTTTTGCCAAAGCAGAGCGTTAAGCTCTTTGAGATTTGATGCCTCGTTTGGCCCGGAGCAATAACGTTGTACGAAGTATCTATATCCGCCAAACTCTTCCAATTTGTTTAAGATCGATAATTGTGATACTAGATCCTTAGGTTTGTTTACAACAGGGGTGCCCGTTAATTCGATGACCATCTCTTTGTCTTTCGTTATACCTTTGACAAACTTCGCTTGTTGGGTGGAAGTAGATTTGCAGCGATGGCTCTCATCGATAACAACAGAATTGAATAGCTTTACTGACTCGTTGAACACAACATCGCGCAGGGTGAACCGCTTTGATGGTTTGATATAACTAACGAAATATTTTTTCAAACTTTCATAGTTTACGATAAACACTTGGTGTAATCCTGTCTTCCAGAAGAAAGGCCAGTTATCACGGACCTTATCTGTCAGCACCATCGCTTTTTTGTCTGTGAATTTATGCCACTCGCGTTCCCAGTTTATCTTTAAAGAGCTTGGACAAATAACCAGGCAGGGGAAAGCATCTGCTATGTTTACCGTTGCAATACTCTGCAAAGTCTTTCCCAAGCCTGGTTCATCAGTATTCATGAACCTTTTTAACTCAAGTCCTCGGGCTATTCCTTCTAGTTGATAAGGATAGGGCTCAATTTTAAGCCCATGGTCAATATTCAGTTTTGGCATTTCTGGAATCTTGAGATCCCTTCCTGGCAATTGCTCCACGACCCTACCATTCACCCACCTTACTCTCTCGAAGCTTACTATCCGGTTTGCCATGGCCTCTAAGTGAGGTTTTGAAGTTCTTGGTACAATCCAATTTTTAGTTTTTGGATTGAAAGATCTTCCCGGAATCTGTTTAACCATATTAACCAATCCTGGCTTATAATTAAAGCTGACTGTATAGTTGCCTGTTGATTCGAGTTTAATATCCATGATTTTTTGATTTAGGCAGCTTCTGTATCTGAAGTCGTTTCGGTCATGGCTTCATCGGGAACGTCAAAGTCAAACTCCTGCTGTTTAATTCCCCATTTCCCTTTGAAAAGATATTCGACAACTTCATTGTTACAGGAATAAATATCCCCACTCAATTCAGTTCCGTGTTTGTATGTGTCAAAGTCCTCATATTTAGTGAATGGAGCATTGATATTTACTACTTTGCCGGATTTAAGGAGCTTTTGTCCGATGATAGTAACTCCGGCATCTTCATCAGATCCGCCGGTTGAATAACCTGTAACAACATAATTATCCAGCTTTTCGACATCGTAGTTATCGACTCCAGCATCAAGAATATCGTTAGCCTCTGGCTGCTCACAGATTATTACAAGGTGCTTTTTAAGCGTGTCTAGTGCCGCTTTAAAGTCAGCATGCACTATTTGGCTGCATTTTCTGGTGACTTCATCGGAATAGTTATCTTCCAAAAACTCTTGCGAGAAGGTGACATCAAGCCTCTCATTCTTGAGGCTTACTTTTTTAATTTCGTTACGTACGTTTTCCATATTAATTTCTATTAATTGATTATGAGACATTTTTATTAACAGGCGCTTCTTTAAGCTTTTTGATTGTTTTCAAACAAGGATCATCTTCCTCCAGGTATCCTGCCAGTTCATCGTGAGTGAATGTTACTTGAGTTAAATCAACATCAAGCAACTCCGCCAGCTGCCCCCTGAATTCTTCTAAGTTTTTTTCGTCCTTCAGCATAATAGAAGTATTGCGAAGGATCACTTTCTTTACTCGTATCATAAATTTTAGTATTAAGTCCGTTGCATTCCTGCAAGGCGCATTTCTTCTTTTGCTTTACTGATTACTGTCCGACACCAGTCGAGCTGATGTGTTGCTGAGCGGTTGTTTCTTTCTGCCCAGTCAACGAGATATCGCTGATCCTTACACAGGCAGTCAATGAGCGTGTTTGTTGCCTTATGGCTGACGTTAGCCCGTTTTGCATTATCGCGTAGAACTTCCATCAAGTCACTTTTTAAGGCTGTATTCAAATGATGTTTCGCATCGGCCAATAGTTTGCCTGTTCTGGCCATGTAGGTAGACAGTTGATTACCTCTTTCCTGTGCTTCTTCAGCATCCTCACTTTGAGTGATGTTAAGAAAGCTGTCAATAGATGTGAGCTCTTCAATGATTTGCTGTGGAGGTGTAATTGTTAGCTTCATACTATCTGCTTTTTCCCTTTGTATTTGTAGTTGTATATGAAGTCGGATAGTTTTTGCTTTGCGCCTAGAATACCACAAAGACACATGCCGGTTCCTCTGTAATTGGCCTCGGGTATTAACTCAGTCTTTTCACCGTTACTTGTGAAATGTGATGTAACCCTTTTCGCGTTCTTTACCACGTGCTTTTTGCCGTGCACATCAATAGTTTTGAAATTGCTCATAGTTTTTTGGTTAATGTGATTGTGGAGTGGGCTGGACTTGAACCAGCACGAGGGTTGTTCTACTTATGAAAGTCCCAAACAAGTTCCCCTCTCATCATGGGTGATTGCAGCATATTGCTTCAGCGGCTACCAATTTCGCCACCACTCCGTTTGCCTCCCATGGTCCTGGGAGGCTGTCTTGTCGATATGCCAATGACTTAACAACCGTAAAGTACATTAGCTATGAATTGTTAGAACTCCGGGTTTGAGCCGTCCGTGGGCATTTATTAATTTCTTTTGTAGTCAATATGTAATATTAGTGCCAGCATCATCATGAACAAGAAGGCATATAGGCAATGCTTTTTCCCCTCTAAAAGGAATCCGATAAACTCGGCGATACCTAGAACTAAGAATAGTAATGAGAATATTCTGCTTTGTAATTTGATAAGTTTGTCCATAATATATTTGGTTTAGCCCACTGAACTATAATAAGCTAGGTTATACACGTCGAAAGTTTTTCGTATCACTGCGAACTGAAACTCTATTTCAGAATTGCTTGCAACAGATGGAATAAAGATGTAAATGCGGCCTGTTGTCTTGTTGTCTTTTACTTCTCCTACTTCATCAATAGGAGAAGTTCTATCACAGAAGTACGCCTCTAAAGAGTCGAGTAATAGCTTTAAATAGTCTTCACCCAAAGCCTTTGCAATTTTTGCTTGATTTCTTAGTGAGAATCTGTACATCATGATCAAAATGGTGTCTTATTGAGTAATACTTCAGTTCCGGTATCAGCAACAGTTACAGTTTTAGCCGTCGCAACTTCGATTTCTTTTTTGAAGTTGATTTCATGGCTGTTGCCGTCAGAGAGATGGATTAGGACGATGTTGTTAACCTTTGAAAGGTCATTTGCTTCTAGCAATTCCAGAGCTGTTTGAATGCTCATGTGGCTGGTAATTATTCTACTCTTAATCGATGGAGCTAAGCGTCCTGATTCTATATTTGCATCAAGAATATCCACATCGTAATTCACTTCAAGAATGATGTTGTTTAAGCCCTTGAATGTGAACTCAGAATAGAAAGTGTCAGTAAGGAATAGGGTCGTACCACATTCCGGGTGATTGATTAAGTACCCGAAAGGCTCAGCAGCATCATGTATCACGTTAAAAGGGACTACCTTGAACTCTCCTATGCGCACGGAATCCAAAGCCGTAATTGTATTAATCCTGTGATGTGGCTTGAATTTGGTCGCTGTTCCTTTCGAACAATAAACATCAATCGCAGCTTCGGTGAACTGATTGGCGTATGCGGCATGATCGCCGTGTTCGTGAGTTATCAGGCAACCGATAATGTCCATGATTTTAAATTCAATTTGCTTTTTTATCTCCGCCAGCCGAATACCGGCCTCAAGGACCAGTATTTGACCAGATGAAGATTCAAGTAGATAGCTATTGCCCTTGCTGGAGCTTCCGAGTACTTTGAGTTTCATTCTGTCGCTTTTTTGATGACTAAATTCAATTCTTTGAGTTGTGATCCACCAATTCTACTATCTTCAGTTATTCCTTGAGCTTCATACATTGCTTTGGCAGTCAAACAACACTCTAGAAGTTCAGGAGCTGAATAAAGTAGTTTTGCATTGGCTTCCACCTCATCGAAATTATAGGGGTATTTGCCATCCCTTGCATAATTTGATTTAGGATCACATTTAGTAGCTACAGCAATTGTCTTTTTACCGACAACTATTGTGTTTCCAATCCTTTCCCACAATCCTTGTGAAAACTTCTTTTCCATAGCTTATTAATGCGTTGAAGGTTGAGTAACTTTGTATTCAAATGTTCTATCATCAATCTGTCTAAAAACAGTCCAGTAGGAGGCAAATGTCGCTGATCCAAAACCCTCTTTTTCCATACGCTCTCTTCTAAGTTTTTCTGATATAGCAGGCTTCAAAAAGCCAACACAGAAATTCTTAATTATAGATTCATGATATTGGGTTTTACTTTCGTTCTTGACGATATAGTGATAATAAGAATCACCATATGGGCGTCTTTGCCCAGCTTCTTTGGTTTCAACTTTAAAATGATATTCCATAGCTTAAAATCCGGGGCCGGTTTGTTTTTCGATTGTTAACTCAATGTCATGTTCCTTGGCTATTGATAAAATAGAAGCTTCATCACCGATTGCAGTCTGTGACACTCCCAAATCATCCACTAAGAATTTTTTCGCTTCATCAATTGACTTCACGGTGACTTGAGAGAGAGATTCTTTTGTATCTTCCGCCTTTCCAGACTTACTGGATTCTGGTTCATTTACAGGAATAGAAACCTCCTTTTGGTTAGCGTTCTTCTTTTTTTCGGTTTCCTTGACTTCTTCATAAGGAACATCGATAATATCCTTAACTTCATCTTCTGTTCGTATTCCCATGGAAAGCTCCGGTGCGTATGCACGAGTCCAAAAAGTAACAGACCGATATTGAAGCATCAGTTTTGGCATGGTTTGCCATTTACTACCGGATTTTGTATACCAACCTTCTTTAATGGCCATTTCAAGAGAAACAGGAATTGAATCCAATTTTTCATTGGTTCCTTTTTCGGTCGTATAAGCAATGCATTGCCAATTATCCAGTCCGGATGCGTCAAAATGCTTGGTAACTGGCACTCTTCGGTTGTTTTTATACTCATAATCTGTATATTCAACCTTCCCAAGTTTTCCGAGATTCTCCCATTTGTATTTAATGGAGTTGTACCGACCGCAACCGTTAACCGTAGCCGTTAAGAATTTTGCACTCCATGCTGGCTGGCCATGTACTATATACATATTCTGCATGACCATTAGTGGACTGGCGCCGATGCGTTGAGCGGTCTCAACTGCGATCATGCAATTTGCCACTGCTTTTTCCTTGCCAACCTCACTTGTTTGATACATTTTAGGTACCAGTTCGCTTGAAGAGAACATACCACAAACCCTTTGCATTGTTGCGAAGTGGTTATTGTCAAAAAAATTAAATTGTACTGGGGCGGATTGTTGTCTTACCGCCACTTCATTACTTTCAGCTTTCATTTGATTTGATTTTTAATTATGCGACTTCTAATTCTTTGTGAGCTTCTGAGACGTATAGTTCGATCTTTTGAGCCTCTGAGTCCGTAATTTTGGTGATACTTTCCGCATTGTCGATCCATATAGGAGCGACTTGTTCGTAGTGTTTTGAAAGCACGTTGATGATTTCTATTCCTGCGTTAATCTTTGCAGCGTTATTCGCATCAAGCCAAGGCACGCCATCAATAATCGTATCGCAGCACTCAATCAGTCCCCCATTCAGCTGTGTGTCGAACATCCGAAATCTCACACCTTCAAATAGACTGTTGATTTTTGCTTCAAGTAGATCAACCTTGGCTTTCGTGAACTCCTGTATTGTGAATTCGGATTGTTCCAATTCTGCCAGCTGCTGAGAGTATTTTCTTTCCTCATCCAGAAGCTGTTTCTTCCGTTTGTCAGCGGTTTCAATCTGTGACTTTGAGTTTAGGTTCTTTTTTAATCCGTCAAGAGTAGAATTGAGAGCTGTCTTTTTTTCTTTCAGGCCTGAGTTGTCAACCTTCGGAGCTTCTTCTTCAACTGGTTCTTTCTCGAATTCTTCAAGTTCCTTCTTCAATCGCTCGTAGTCAACATTTCCAGAAATCAATGCTTGAACAGACTCAAGGTGTTTTTCCTGCCATTCTTTAATGACAGCCTCATGAGCTTTAATTTGTGATTCATAGTCTACAGACTGAAGCTGTCCAATATCCTTTTGTGTATTCTCAATTTTTATCTTGTAGCCTACTCCTTGAGCTGATATATCGGCAAGCTTTCTTTCTTTTTCAGCATTGAAGTTCACTTTAATTTCAGCTTTTTTGCTTTCGATAGTTTCAGTTGGAAGGTCTTGCTGACATGTGGGACATTTGAAATTGCCTTCATCGCCGAACCCTGGAAATTCCTCTTCATTTACTTTTCCCCATTCTTGGCGCAATCGGTTCTGCTCATCCTGATAGGTCTTAATCCTTTCCTGCAGATCTTTGATTTCTTTGGCTCCGGTTTCAATTTTTCTGTTGATCCTTTGGATTTCTGATTTCGCATTTTCAATTGATTCATTTTTCTCTTTGACCTGATTATTGAATTTCAACCGGCCTTCATGTTCAATGTCAGAGATTTTTGATTTTATTACATGGATCTTTTGTTGGCGCTCCTGTTTCTTTTTGTAGAAATCGTCAAAAATTTTTGATGAATCCTGAAGCTGCTCATCGATGATAGCGATGTTTTTCTCAACCGTTTTAATTTCGTCCTCAATCCAAGCCCAGTCTTTAGCTTCAGGCGTGTTTCTGGTAACCTCGTCAATTCGAGCAGGAATTTGCTTCAGTTCGTCTTTCAGCTTTTTCTTTTTGGCTGCCAGCTCCTTTTTGAATTCGTCAAGGGTTTTATTTCCCATATTTTCAATGAGAGCCGAAAACTCAAGGTTTCCTGATGCGATATCCTGATCGGACACATCTCCGGCAATGGTCGTTAAAATGCTTCTTCTGTCCTGCCATTTTAGGGTGTTAAAGTAGAAAGGAGATGTAAGCATTTTGAAAGTATCCTCCGAAATAACCTGATCGACTTTCTTTTGAAATTCACCGGCCTGCATTGGCACATCGTTCCAGTAGAATAGCGTTTCATGGCCTTGGAGCTCCGGTTCGCTTGATCCGCGACGGGTAACCCATTTCTCGCGATAAACACGTTTAAGGATCATATCCTCACCATCTACATCAAATTCACAGACAACTTCGTGGTCTAGCTTGTGAATCGGTTGGTTGTTCGCATCAAATGTTTTGATAGAGAAATCTTTCCTCCCTGTTGAGTCTTTCCCAAATAGAAGCCATGTAAAGGCATCAACAAGGGTTGTTTTTCCGGTGGCATTGTCACCAAAAATCTTGGTGGTACCGTTAAAAACGGTCTCGAAATCCTTGATCCCTTTGAAATTGTGAAGGATCAGCTTTTTAATTTTTACCTGTTTCATGATTTGATTCTTTTGATTTTTACTGAGACTATCTGTTTTCTATAATTTGCTTGATTTTTGTGGCCGGTATAACATTTTGCATGTCAAGCATCCGGCTTGCGGTTTCTAATTCAGATCGTTTGTAGTAATACTTTGCTCTTGTTTTATTGCCGGATGGATAACCGACTATCCAGCGCTTTCTGCGCCATTCTTTCACTTGTTTTTCTCCATAGATTGTATTTGCTTGTTTTTCACTAATGTTTTCTTCTATGAGCCCAAGCTCTTTGGCTAGATTGATGACTCCTACTTGTATTCCAATTGCAAAAGCCTTTTCTACCTTTTTGTCAATTTTATCATCCATTTTGCACTGTTAATTTGAGTTGAGATAAGCGAGTTGAAAAAATATGTTCTTAACACCATTGCGACGCTTCGCAGGGCTGTGCTGTTAATGTTCGAATAAATTGTGCTGTTTTGCGTAGGAAAAGAATTCAGCTATTGAGTGAACATTCACTCTTCGGAATGCATTTCGTTTGTGGGTTTTGACTGTTGATACTGAGAGGCATGTTTGTTCAGCTATTTCCTCCGGTTTAATTCCTTCATAATAGAGCTGCATTACATCAAGTTCTCTATCTGTAAGCTTAGAGTTGAACTTCGGCTTACAAACGATTCCTTCAACCGGACATTCTCCCCTAAGCGGACACTCTATTTCCTCAAAATTCAGGCTCCCGAACTGGTCAATATCCAATATACTGTCATACTTTCCAAAATTGCATTTGATGAATCTGCGAGCGATGTGAAATTCATAAAACCCAGGTACTGACTTCAGCTTCTCATAAACTTTTGATAAAGCTGTTAATGATTGGGGATAGAATTCATCTATAATGTTCATCATTGATGAGATGAACTGCCTATCGCTTACTTTGAGCTGTCTAACGCCTTTCTCAGAGTGAATCATAACGTCTCCTTTTGGGGTAATGTAAAATTCAATGTTTTTCATGTCAGCTGATGATTGTTTGTCTGGTTCTGTAGTACTCTTCAAATTTTTGCTCGTTGGTCAGCTGCTGCTCTTTGAGATGATTTTCGAACGATTTCAAATAAGCCTCTTCGCCCATAGACTTGATGAATTGACTCCTTTTAGAGGTTAGGCTTGCATCAGTTGATCTGTTTTGTGGTTTCATAATGCCTAATTTTCAGGGAAAAGAGGTTCTACATCACACTTGAGGAGCCTGGCCACTGCCTGTTTTTCCAGAAGGTTAGGTTTAGCTGTGCCATATGCCCACCTACGAATGCTCCCGGGGTGTTTCCCTGTTTTTTGAGCAGCAACAAAAAGAAACTCGTCAAGCGGTGTTAATGGATTGTTGGGGTTTGTTTTTGGCTCATCCTTTAGCGCATTGTAATACTCCACAAATGGTAGATTTTCAACATTTGGGCGGATTTTTGGATTTACATTCTGTTTATTCATTATATTTGAATATTGGTTATTGAATCTTATTGATTGAATAATCAAGTAGGGAGGCAATTTTCAGATTGCCGTCGTGGATTGCCTCCCGTTTTTTGATCTTGTAAAAACTATTGAGCGGTGCGCTCTTGGTTTTTACTTGGTGTAAAGATAAACAAACAAGTTTGATAAATGCAAACAAAATTGAAAAATAACTCAAACTTCTTTGAAAGAATTTTGCAAATAATTGAATTCTACAACATTAAGAATGTGTCTGAATTTGCAAAAAAGAACCTTGGATATGATTCGCCTGAAAAAATTAATCGGTTGAAGAAAGATGGAGCCAAACCTTCCTATGATATAATTCAGGATATATCAAACGCGTTTGAAGAACTAAATTCAGGTTGGCTTGTCACCGGGAAGGGTAAAATGATAAATGAAGATTATTTACCTGATATTGACAAACTACCACCTGAACTTCTGCATACCACAACTATAAAGGCTGTTCCCTATTATGATATAGACATTACAGCATCAATAAAAGAAAGCTTTACCGACGTTATGGAAGAGCCAGAGTTTTACGTAGATTTTAAGCCATTTAATGATTGTACTGCCTACCTCCCTGTATGGGGAGACAGCATGTTCCCAACTTACGCTAGCGGTGAAATTGTTGCAGTTAAAAAGGTAGATAATCCAGATATAATACTTTGGGGTGAAGCTTATTTGATAATCACAAACGAGATTGCTAATAATATGAAGACAGTAAAATTGCTTTATCCTCATGATGATGAGGACAAAATTATCCTTAGAGCATCCAATCCGAACTTCAAAGGGGACACTGTTATTCCGAAAGAATCAATTCTTAACCTTTATACAATAAAAGGAAAGATTACCAGAAAGCAACTTTAAAACATATAAATAACCAAAATTACTATGAAACTATTTTTACTATTTTTCTTTACAGTTTTTATAACTATTACAAGTTGCACAACAACTAAATATTATTCGAAAAATACTTATCTCCTTGATTTCAGACCTTATGCTGATCAAGGTTTTTTGATGAGTACAACTACAATTGGGGAATCATACAAAGCACTTGGTGATATTATGATTGAATGCGAATCAGGCTATACAACCAAAGATGGTAAATCTCCAAATCAGATAGATAATCCAGGAGTCGGATCGGATGAAAATCCTATTTATTCTTCATACACTATTAAGAAGGGAAAATATAAGCAGTGGGAGGTTCAAGAAGTGCTTGACCTTTTATACGACGAAGCTAAAGAAATTGGAGCAGACGGCGTCATTAATATAAGGTTGACAAGTACCGGGCATAGTGGCTCTACAGACTTTGAAATAAGTGGTCTGGCCATTGAATTAATTAATTAGAAGTTATAATCAGGGTGCGATGAGAGTGTCAGTTTCCGAATACTACCAGACTGATCTTTTCAGGTTAATGCCTGAGGATATGTTTGATCTATTGGATGAGGCTTATTTTTATAAGCGGCCTAAGGTAAAGATCCCTGATCGGCTCATAGAAACATTTGAAAAGAACAAGGAGAAAGATGGATAG